AATGCGGGATAATTATAATATGACTCTACATTTTATGCGGGGTGATGAAAAGGTGCCTCGCGGTGACGATAATTGGTATAAACACTGTGGTATTACTTTCAAGAAATTAATCAAGGAAAATATACTCGGCGAGGGAGAAGCTTTGGAGTTACTTATAGAACATATTGTTGATATGCTTTTGTTTGACGAAAAGGTTGAATTATTGAATAGTATTTATTCGGCAAATGTAGATGTATTGGATGATTTTGAGATGACTATTAAAAAGTATTTGGACACTAAAATGATTGAAACGCGAAATGTTAGCGCAATTATATTGTATACAAGTGTTGAAAAACAAATTATGATTTATGCTGACCGTAAATGGAAACACGCACAGCCTGAAGACGTTATTGAGGTAGAGGCGGCATATGATTCGACGGCACCTGTATTGAATGTCAGCAATTTGATTGGCTTTATTGATTATGAGAATAAACATAAATATTTGGTATTTAAATATAAATATACGAATTTAAAAAGAAATGCGGGGGCGCGATGCGACGAAGCGGGTAAAGACCGTAAAATCAAAATATTGAACGACATCTTTGGATTTGAAAAATACAACAAGGAAAACACCAAGGGAATTGTTCAGGCAGAATTGTGTTCGTTACAAGAAATGATGTTTAGAAAGTATAATAAAAGTAAAAAAGACGGTAAAACATGGTTTTTCTGTATGGAAAACGCCAAATTGAATAATTTATGAATGTAAATATGTATAATAAATATTTTAGATAATTATAAATATTATACTTAATAATCTTGATTCTTTTTTTGTTTTTTATGTAATGAATATACTATATAAATTTCAATTATAATCAAAGGAATAATATAAACAAGCGCGTTTGTATTCATTAAAAATGCTAAAATAATACATATTGAAGAAAACGCAAGTGAATATGAAATAACTTTTGGATTATCCAAAAAGTGTAATCTAATCCATGCTAATATGATAGCAATAATAGCCATCATTTTTCCAAAAAGACAAATTTTGTTTTCTTTACTTCCTGTATTATGTACAAAAAAAGGACCGATTTTTTGAATTTGTTTATCTAATAAAGCAGTATTAAAAGTGTATTTTGTTTTGAATAAAAAATACATGTAAAATAAATACAATGATTCACATAAAGTAACAAACGTATAATTCATATATATATATATTATATAAATTAAAATTGAAAAACAATTAAAAAAATAGTCTTACAATATAATAAGTATGGAAACTGTTCAACAACCCACATTTCAAGAAACACAATTACAAACACAAAAACCTGAAACAAGTAAGAAAGTGTTTAAGAAGAAAGAAATAAAACATAGTAGTATTTATACTCGCTCTGTGATTACTCGAAGTGTTGTGTTGCCTATTGTTACCATTGGAAAAAATATTAAAGAAACATTAGAAAAAGCCATTGTTATTCATTTTGAAGGAAAATGTATTGTAGAAGGTTATGTCAAAACAGGGTCATGTAAAATTATTACGCATTCGAGTGGATTGATACAAGGCGTTCAAGTAAAATTCGAAGTAGTATTCGAATGTTATATATGTTCCCCAGTAGAGGGAATGTTGATCCCCTGTGTTGCCAGAAATATTACCAAGGCAGGTATTCGTGCGGAAAGTGACGAAGAATCGCCATCACCAATTGTAGTCTTTATTATGCGAGACCATAATTATATGAATAAATATTTCACCAGTATTAAAGAAAACGACAAATTCATTGTTAGGGTGATTGGTCAACGTTTTGAATTGAATGATAAATATGTTTCAATTATTGGTGAAGTGGTTGAACCAAAAAAAGATTATAGTAGTCGCAAACCTAAATTGGTCATTGAAGATTAAATTATTCGTATCCAAAATAAAAAATTGAAAATCTTTTTTATTTTGTTCTTTTACATAAAATATAAATAAATATAAATATACAAGTAAGAATATAAGTAAAAACAAAAGTAAAAAATGTTGGATTATATGTTTTCTATGAAGTACCCCGAAAAAGTTATTTTGGAAGGAAAGGGTATAAAAAATAAAGATTTTGAAAATCATATATCAAAAATGACAAATGATGAGAAACGTGATACACTTGAATTGTATATTGGAAATAATAAATTGACTGGAACATTTTATTTAAAAGAATTTCCAAATTTGAAATCAATCAATTGTCAAAATAATATAATTGATGAATTGGAGGAACCACTTCCGGTCAATTTAACACGATTGTGTATTTACAATAATAAATTAAAAAAATTACCGAAACTTCCTGAAAAGTTAGAACTATTAACAATGATGAATAATGAAATGGAGGTATTACCCGAATTACCATTGTCTTTAAAATGGTTATTTATCGATGAAAAATATTCAGAATCTACAATACGATTGGATTTTCATAAATTCTCGTTTCAAACTAAGAAAAGTCTAGCGTATCTTTTGAATAAACCTGATTTTAAACACGATTTAAGACCCGACCAACTTGAATTTATGAGTCGTTTCAAAGAACAACAACGCGACATTGCGAATTTTAAGGAGGCACTTTGTTTGAAAAAGAATTATCACGAGCTTTCCGACGAAAATCGCAACAATAACATATTTCAGAATTTAACTAAATTATTTGTTGTCATAAATGTCATGGAATTTTTGGGAGATGACATAATTTATAAGTAGATAACACTATATAATGATTTTATTATAAAATGCTGTATTTTTTTCATCATCTACTCTACGTAAAATTATTTCTATTCTATATAGTTCCTTTACAAAACAAACCGGCATACTCATTGGAAAAACATATAGAAATGAACCAAACATTCCATGACTAAAACTGGTTAAATAAAAATAATTTGGTTTCAATGGTTGTTTTGGTTCATACAAATCCATGGTTGGATATTTTATTTTATCTTTTTTATATTGTTCTTTTTTGTATTCATAATAATTCATATCTTTTTTATATGAATCCATTTTTATTTTATTATCGTAATTATAATCACGAATTCCGCGGTAAAACCCCAAACTCCCCCAACTCGCAATACAAAGATTCACTCCCCTTTTCACATATATTGGTAAATTCATATATATTCACTATAGTAACATACGTAAAATATTTTTAAATCAATTTGATGTATTATTTGTTGTTATTCATGTCATGAAATTCTTGGGTAAATATGGGTATAATTACAAATTAATTTTATAATATGATATAAAAATAATAAGTTTTATATTGTAATGAATGAGGAAAAATGAAGAAAAAATAAATAAAAAAACAAAAAAACAAAAAAAACAAAAAAAGAAAACAAATTGTTTAACAAATATAAACGTCTTGTTTTTTTCTTCGTTTATTTTTATTACAAATATAATTAGTGCTTACTATAAAAATTACTATATGTATTCATTTTTGTTTACATGTCTTACAATAACATCCTTGATTGTTCATACAAATGATAATATTTATACAAATTTCATAGATAAAGTAAGTGTTTTATCAATTGTTACATATGGATCATTTGTCTTATTCAATAAATGTATGAATGAAGACTCATACGTAATAATACCTGCGGGGGTTTTTATTTTATTTTTATTGTGTATATATTTATACATTTATGGATATTGTAATAAAATGTATTGTTTTCATCGAAAAAAATGTATTGCGAGTAAATATCATATGTTACTCCATATAATAAGCAGCGTGGGTCATCATTTTATTATATTTATGTGATTTTTCATAATTATAAATAATTATATATTTATATTATAAGATAAAATATGTGTTTTTCAGAAAGAGCAAGCATAGTATCTTTTTTCTTTGGTATAATGGGTTCATTATTATTGATATCCCTCGGCGGCATTAATAATAAAATAATTGGTTATTATTACATGTATGTAAGTCTATTGCAATTCATTGATTTTCTTTTTTGGAGACACCAAATATGTGATGATTATAATCGAATGATTTCATTTTTGGGTATGTTATTGAATCATAGTCAACCATTTGTTTTAGGAATGCTCATTTTATTATTTAATCCAATACATCAAAATATAATTTATACATTGATGTTAGTATATTTGTGTGTCATTATTCCATACTCTATACCTTTTGTAATAGATAAAAAATTACAATGTACATTAAAAGGTAAAGAAAATCATTTAATATGGAATTGGAATTTAATGAAATATAAAAAATTTGTCTATTTTATTTATGTAGTTGCCGTATCTGGAATGTTTATATATGGGCTTACGAATTATAAGATTGGATTATTGTTTGCTATGATCGCCATTATAACATTTCTTTCAAGTTTAGTTATATATACTGAAAAATATCTTGGAACAATTTGGTGTTATTATGCTGTTTTTCTTCCTATTATTTTATATGTAGCACAGTATTATAAAATTATCAAGTTGTAAAAAGATTTAAACAAATGATGTACTATTAATTATAGTATAAGATTATGACTGATTTTTTTTGTGTAGAAGAAAATATTTCTGAATCACTTAGTGGTAATTATATGTTGAATCCAGAACAACCCGTATATAATTTAGATTCTGTAGAAAATGATGTAGATGATGATGAAGAAGAAGAGCCATTTAATGGTCAAGAATTAAATAGTATTCGTGAAAAAATAGAATCCATGCCGAAATTTAATCAAATCGAAGTATTACGAATCTTGAGTGGTTATAAAAATATTACGTTGAATGAAAACAAATATGGTGTTTTGATAAATATGACGGATTTGAAAAAAGAAGTGATTGAAAAATTAAAAGAATATATTAGTTACGTCAATACACAAGAAACGAATTTGAATGAATTTGAATCACGAATACAAGAATACAAAAATATATATTTTGTAAAAGATAATAAAGATAAGGAGATAAAAGATACTAGTAAGACAAATAAAAATAAGAATGTATAATCATAATAATCGCAATAATTATAACAATCGCAATAACACTCGCAATAACACTCGCAATAATTATCAAAACAATCATACACGACCTTATAAAAGTCCGCCACAAAAGACAAATTATAATGATGTAATTAAAAATTTACAAGATTATATGTTATCTAATAAGTTGTTGGTACAATCGTTAAAATTCAGGGGTACGTCTGGAAAGAATAAAAAACATCAAATCATGACTAGCAACGAAACCCAACAAGAGAAAAAGGAAATCATTATGAAAAAAGAAAAGGATAAATTTTTTTATCCAACTCAAAAAGACCAGTTATATTGGTGTTTTTTTATTATTAAAAACGGGTTTGACACTTATGAATATCCGGATATATCCAGTTTTACCAATGAAAAGAAGGAAAAATTTAAATGTGTCGATAGTTTGAGACAAAACAAACAACAATTAAAAGTGAAAAAAATAAAAAATATAAAAGAAGATGTGGAGGATGAGTTGGTGAATCGCGAACGCATTAGTATGAAGACCTTTATTGCTCTGTGTGTTGCGTCTAACTTGAATATTTTGTATATTCAAAAACGCAAATGTTTTGAGTTGATTTTTGATGAAGAATCGCCAATACACGTGGTTCATGAGATGAGTGACGGTAAATATTGTTATGAACACGGGGCTACGAAAGAACAAACCGATTATTATCGCAATACATTTTTCAAATGGGAAAGCATTGAAAAGCCGTTGAAAGCAGTGGGTTCATACACATCAGATGAATTAGTCGTATTGTCTGAAAAATTAGGTTTAGAAACAATGAAACCAGGAGGTGGTGATAAAAAGAAAACCAAAAATGAATTATATGAGCAAATCGTTTTGAATATTTTATAATTTGATTTTGGGGTTGAATTTGAATTTTTAGATTTTTATAAAATATATTTTATAAAAATTGATTATAATATAAAAAATATGTGTTAATATAGTATATGACAACAATTGTAGATTCAAATTTAGAACAACGAAAAACTAGTAAAACAAGTCAAATGGAGGAGAATATGGAAACTATGATGTCTAAGAGTATGACAAAAACGAGTTATAAAACCGGAAAATACACCAGTGAGCAAAAGACATCAACATCTACGCAATCTCCTCAAGTTCTATTTGAAAAAATGGTTGGAAAATTTATGGAAAACAAACCGTACGAAAAACAGATTGATATGAATCATGAATTGGAAGTACGTTTTGGTACCCGAGGAATCAAACCATTGACCAAAATCGATTATAACAATGTGATTCAAAAATTGAAATCTCTAGGATTTTCAAGCGCGAATGAAGAAGGCGCCTATATGCTGCGAATACAGACTGAATTTTTAGACCCGGTTACCGGAACTTTTAAATTATCAAACAATATAAGAACTGAAATTCGAGGGTTTCAAGTGATTCAAGAATATTGTAAACACAATGACTTGAATAAAATATTAAAATCAGATTATTATTCAGGAAATAATGTCGAATTCCATAAAAAATCGCTTTATAAAACAGAAAAAGACAGTTATTTTCCGGTGAATTTTGATGATTTCAATTTTAGAGTATCCTATCAAACAGAGGAACGTATGCGAACTTCAAATCCAATTATTCGGTCATTGACTGAATCCTGGGAAAAAAGTAAGAAAGTGTTTCGATTTATCAATCGTGTAAGTTTTTCACATCCGGACATACCTATTGTAGTTGATTTGAGTATTGTTAAAAATTCAACAACTATTATTACCAATAATGGTAGAAAATTCATGAAACCAGTGTATACTACCGCAGAATCGGGTGTTTTTGAAAACCCAGAGATTTATGAGGTGGAATTAGAGGTGAATAATAGTCAGGTTGGACCAGGAACACCATATAATAATCCAACCCTGCTATTAGCAGGCATAAGAAAAGCCATCAAATTTGTTTTAATGGGATTACAAGGAACAAATTATCCAATTTCTTATCCTGAACAAAATGATATTTTACACGAATACATGAAAATGATACACCAGGAAAATTACAATCCAGATAAACGTATCTATACCAGTGATTTTATTGGACCTTCATCTAATACATTACAGTTAGAAAATGTGCTTCCTGTAAACAAAAACACGACAAATTTTATAAGCATTTGTAAAGATTATTGTGTAACTGAAAAAGCAGATGGTGAGCGTCATATGATGTATATCTCAAAAAAGGGAAAAATATATTTGATTAATAATCGTATGAAACTTATATTTACTGGTGCCGAAACAGAAAACGTAGAGACGTTTCATTCGTTACTAGATGGTGAAATCGTACTACACGATAAGAACGGTAAATTTATTAATTTGTATGCTGCGTTTGATATTTATTTCAAGAACGGCGTTGACGTAAGAAAATACGGGTTTATTCCAAACTCAGATGAAGAATTAAAAACAAAATATAGATTGCCTATTTTGAATAATTTAATTAAAGAAATGAAACCGCATTTTGTGATTACCGGTCAAAGTCAAAATTCAAAAGAAAAAACAGTTAAAAAAGAATTAGGGTTATCACCCATACGTATTGAATGTAAAAAATTCTATAGTTCATCCACGTCAACCAAGAATGTAAATGGACCCATCACGATATTTAACTTGTGTAAAACCATTTTAGAAAAAGAAAAAGAGGGATTGTTTGAATACAATACAGATGGATTAATCTTTACCCCTGAAAACATGGGCGTTGGTTCGAATAAAATCGGCGAAGCAGGTCCTCTCAAAAAGATTACTTGGGATTATTCTTTTAAATGGAAACCTCCACAATATAATACGATTGATTTTCTGGTGACGACCGAAAAAGAAAACGGTGTAGACCGCGTGACAACCATATTCCAAGAAGGTACAAATACGAATAATACCAACCAATTGAATCAGTACAAGACACTGGTGCTTCGTTGTGGTTTTAATGAACGCAAAGACGGGTTTTTAAATCCTTATCAAGATATGTTGGAGGACAAAATACCTAATTTTAATCAGTCTGGTTCAAGACTTGAAAATGAAAAAGAATATTTACCTGTGCGATTTTATCCAACCAGTCCACCTGATAATATGGCAGGAATATGTAACATTATGCTTGATAAAGACGAGACTGGCGTGTATCAAATGTTTACCGAGGAAAGAGAAGTGTTTACTGATAATACCATTGTAGAATTCAGGTATGAAATGGATAACAAATCAACTTGGCGGTGGATTCCATTACGCGTTCGTTATGATAAAACCGAAGAATTGCGCCAAGGAATGCCTAATTTTGGAAATGCGTTTCATGTTGCGAATAGTAATTGGTATTCCATTCATAATCCAGTCACGGAGGAAATGATAAGCACAGGCAATCATATTCCAGCGGAAATCGTGGATGAAGATGTATATTATAATCGCTCCGGGGTGAAATCCCAATTGACGGTTGGACTACGTGATTTTCACAATTTGTTTGTAAAAAAATCACTCATCGTAGGTGCGTCCAAAAAGGGAAATACATTAATCGATTATGCGTGTGGAAAAGGAGGTGATTTTCCAAAATGGATTAAGGCGAATTTATCATTTGTATTTGGAATAGATATTTCAAAAGATAATTTGGAAAATCGTATCGATGGTGCGTGCGCTAGATATTTAAATTACAAGAAAACCATCAAGTATGTGCCAGACGCATTATTTGTAAATGGAAATAGTGGTGCCAATATAAGAACCGGCGCAGCAATGTTGAATGATAAGGCAATTCAAATTACGCGCGCGGTTTTTGGGGATGGTCCAAAGAATGAAGAAAAACTTGGTAAGGGGGTTTACAAACAATATGGTAAGGGCGATGATGGATTCAATGTTTCATCGTGTCAATTTGCGTTACACTATTTCTTTGAAAATCAAGTGACATTCCAGAATTTCATAAGAAATGTTGCCGAATGTACAAAATTAGGCGGATATTTTATTGGCACTTGTTATGATGGTAAAAGTATATTCAATATGTTGAAAAATAAACAGATGGGCGAAAGTGTGGAAATATACAATGGCGACAATAAAGTATGGGAGGTTAGAAAAGAATATGACGATTTGGAATTCTTGGATGACGTGACCAGTCTTGGATACCAAATAAATGTATATCAAGAGTCTATCAACAAAATGTTTCCCGAGTATTTGGTCAATTTTGATTATATGGAGCGAATCATGGAAAACTATGGATTTAAATTAATGACACGCGAAGAGGCAAAAGAACATGGATTGCCTAATGGTACGGGTATGTTTAATGAACTATTTGTATTGATGGAAGAAGAGGTGAAACGTAATCGTTTAAAACAGAATGATTATGGTGATGCTTTGTCGATGAATTCATACGAGAAAAAGATATCGTTTTTGAATCGTTACTTTATATACAAGAAAATTGCCACAGTGAATGCTGAAAAGATATCGATTGAATTGATTGAAGAAGGCGTTGATGAAAAACGAAAATCCAGGGGTCGTAGTTCAAACAAATCGAGTTCTTTGTCAGCATCGTCGTCATCGCAAGTGTCTTCATCATCAAGTAAAAAGACGAAAGTATCAAAGGCGACAACCGAAACGAAATCAAAAAGTAAAAAGAATATTACTAGTAAAATCACAAAATCTAAACCAAAAATTAGAAAATTAGATAAAGTTTTGATTTTGGATGATACATTAGAAACAATACAAAGTGAACCAATTACAAATTTGGATTTAAATTTGAAAAACGAAACGGAAAAAACAGTTGTAGAAAAGGAAATGACATTAATGCCGAAAACAACTACCGGAGAAAAAGAAAAAATACAAATAGATGAAACATCGGTGGTTGATAAATCCGCGCTTCCAATAGAAACAATACAAACAATAGAAAAAGAAGAACCAGAAATGATAACAATCGCAAATACAGAAACAAAACCAAGTGAAACAAAAGAAAATAAAGAAACAAAAAAGTCGTCAGTGAAAAAGAAAAAAGTAAAACTTTTGATTGAAGAATAAAATAAAAAACCAATTAAAAAAAACAAATTAAAAAACAAAATAAAAATGATTCGCAGAATTGACTTAAATGTAAAATAATTATAATATATAATACAATTATTAATAGAATATGAATTATTATATATTACCAAAAAAAAATGATAAAATATCAATCAATATAACAACGGCAAATGTGGAAAAATTAGAACCATATGTATCATCATCGGTATATCATTATATGAGTCTGTGTTTAAGACAAATAGAAGATAATAAAAAAAAAGACAATATGATTAATTACGATTTAATTTATAAAATTTCAAATCCATATGAATTTATATTTTCGAATGTTCCTGGATTAAAATATTCGGTCAGTAAACTGAAACCGTTAAACAATATTTTTTATATTTTCATGGAAATACTCGTGAATTTTAATATATTGGATTTTTTCAACAATAGTGAAATCAAAACATTTTTTTATGGTAAAAACATTAGTTCAACCATAGAGTGTATGAATATGTTACGCGAGGATTACAATGATGTATATCAGTTTCACAGTGAAATTCAAGAAATTACAAGTGAGGATTTTAAATCAAGTGAAAAAAAATCGTTTGATTTCATGTTTTTTGAATTAAAAAATTATGTAAATGAAGAACAAGCAAATGAATATATCATAAGTATGATTCGATGTTTACAGAGAATACTGATTTACCAAAAGAAAAATGGTATTTGTGTAATTAAACTAAATAATTTATTTTATAAACCATTGATAGATATATTGTATATATTGACAAATTTGTATGATAAAATATATATAGTAAAAATGAATACTACAAATATTGTAAATGGTGAGCGAATTATTGTCTGTAAAAATTTTATTCAAAATGATGAATATTGGGTGGAACACGATTCCATAAAATATTTGGGATTAGCAAATGATTTACAATTACAACTTGAAAATATAAATAAAAGTGAAAAAAGCGGTGAATTGATTGAATCCATCATAGAGAATAAATTACCGTATTATTTTATAAACAAAATAGAGGATTCTAATGTAAACATTGGTCATTCACAAATAGAACAATTGGATTTAATATTGTACATGATTAAAAACAAAAATCGAGATGACAAGATTGAAACTATTAAAAAAAACAATATCGTTAAATGTGTTCAATGGTGTGAAAAATACAAAATTCCGTACAACAAATGTATTGATAAAATAAATATATTTTTACCTTGTGCGAATTATATTGCCGAAACCATTGAAGACATTGATAATAAAATACAAAATGATGTAGATGAGGACGATGTTGATTACGAATTCATTTCAAAAATATTAACCAACAACAATGACACCATAATTGATGAAGTCCGTATTTAACTCCAGTTTGTACTGATACCATTATTTGCCACGGTAGGTCCTGCGCTGAGATTTCCAAGGTCTTGAATGGATTTTGACAAGTAGTCGTTCGAATTTTTGAAACAAGTCTTTGGATTGTCTTGCTGTTTATACATGAATGGATAATATGGATTTGGAATGCATTTTGGAGTCTTGGTTTTGTAGATAAGTGGAGTATATGGTTGACCTCCAGGATTTGCGTATACAGTAGAAAATCCGGCGCCTTTTAATACATTGTTTTGATATACGTTTTTCTCAATAGTAGTTAAACCTAATTTCAATGTTCGGGTGCTACTAGATACGCCTCCTTGTACAGCAAATTGTGGATTACTTGGTTTGTAAACCACTAGTTTACAGCCTCGCGGATTACTTGGTCCATTGAGAGATACTCCCAAGTAAGGATTCAATATGATATTTTTAAATACTTGATTTGCTTGTTCAGCGTTTCCAGACGGTAACGTATTCAAAAAATTCACGTATTCAGCGATTGTTTTAATGCTTAAGGTATTAAAATAAGAAATATCGGCGGCATTCAAGGTTCCATCACTATTCATGATTTCATAAGCAAATATAATAAGGTCTGCCTCACTAAAATCGTTTAATCCGGTATTTGGATAACAATTTGCAACATATAAATTGGTTGAACTATATGGACTACCTGGTTTTACAAATTTTGTTAAACTTTCAACAGTAGAATTGTTGATAAGATTTTCTGTTCCTGAATAGAAATTGAAAATACGTTGGTCATAGGTTTGACAACGGTTTTCGCGATATTGTTGAAGTGTTGTATAGTAATTCTTTTTCAAATTCGTACTAGCAGGTCGTACACGAAGTAGTGCTTTTCTTTGTTCATTACAGCAGTTTTGTGGTGTTTGACAAACAGGACGCGGATTATTTGTTAAATAGTATTCTGGGTAATAATTTGTTACTAAACCAATTCCCTTACAATTGATACAGTCTTTATCAAGTTGTTCGGTTTCGTTCGTTTCATCGAGTGGATTTTGTTTTACAGAATACTGACCAGGGTAATCAATGGTTTGTCTAATTAAGGAAGAAGATGTTGAAGACCTTACTTGACGATTTGGATTTATTTCTACATATTGGGTTGGGTCATTAGGATTTATTACAATAATTGGAGTTGGTGGATTGGTGGTAGTTCCCTTACGATATTGCCATTTTTGTGGTCTTGGTAAGCCAAAACCGGTTGGATAAATATTCGTAGGGTCCTTGTTTGTTAAAGGACGAATATTACCTGAAGTAATCGCAGCAGGATTACTATATTGACCATTTCCTTTCCAAGTTACATATCCGCCTACATTTGATCTATTATTATAAGAACCCATTCCTTGTGGGAGAGGAGATGTTAAAGTTGTCATTATTTATATATAATTATATAAAATTTTTCTTTATATAATATAATATGTTGATTGAAATATTAATTTTATTATTTATAATAATTATTTTTTATGAAATTTTTAATGATGTTTTTTCAAAACGTTTGGATATATATGAAAATTTTGCGAGTTCTAGTAATTTACCGAATCAAAATAATAAAGATGTCCAACAATTACAAAAAGATTTCGGTAATCAAGATGTTTTGATCAATGATATTAATAGTAAATTATCTAAAATTAGCAATAATATAAATGCTCTAAATGAACAAATAAAGTCAAGAAGTGGTGCGGATTTAAGTAAATATAATGAAATTACTGAAGGTGCTGAGGTAGATATTAACAATACTGAAAATATTTGATTTTTTATTCTTGTTTATTTTTTGATTATTTTATGAATAAATGTAAATGAATAATATTATAATATATTATTTTTCTCTAGAATATATATTATATGTTGATTGAATTATTAATTTTATTTTTTATTATCGTTATTTTTTATGAAATATTTAATGATTCTTGTAGTAATTATTATGAAGGATTTGCGAATAATTATACATCACAAGAATATATTGATGCCTCTAAGAATGTTAAAAACGCAACTGATGAGAAAAAAAAAGCCGACTCTGCTGTAAAAACATTAACTGATAAATTAGAAGATGCTAATAAAACTGCGTCGACTGATTCAAAAAATGCGATATCTGATAGAAAAAAAGCAGATGAATTGAATGCGAAGGCAAAAAAAACAAATAAAAAGGATGATATCAATGATGCGAAAAAAGCCACAGAAAAAGCAGTTGACTCAGAGAAAAAGGCAAGTAAATCGGCAGCGAATGTCGATTCAATTTCAAAAGAACTTTCTACAGCAAAAGATAAAGCTAAAATCGCAGCGACGAATTTAGATAATGCGAACGCTAAATTAAAACAAGCAATGGATGCCGAAGATGCTAAAAGAAGAGCGACTGTAACCTCTGCCGCACCGACAACCGGGTCATCCTCATCATCATCATCATCATCATCCTCATCTAGTGCGAATAATGATTACATGATTATATCACAAAAAAACGCAGGTGAAATTTTATTATTAAAAGACCAGTATAAGAAACAAAATAGTTCAATTGAGGAAATAAAAAAATATATCACCAAGTTGTTTGATAATGTAGAAACATTACAGGACCAAATAAAGGCAATAAATAAAAAATAAAATGATTCGAATAAATTATACAGTATATATAATATATTTTTCTATTTATATATTATATTATTCTATTCATACAATATGGCACCTAAAAAAAATGATAAGAAAACAAAAAAAACCGCGCCAAAACCATCATCATCTAGTGGAAAAAACGAAACGTATTCAAATGTAGATGATTCCCAAAAAAGTTTGACTGGCAGTGATTACCCATATTGGAAAAATATTAAAAGTCCCGATCAACTCGGTATGTCAGATAAAGGAACATTTGAAGTTATGGGAAAAGACGTTAATGGTATTATCAGTTATGTTGATTTGCTCGTCAGTGGGAAAAGTAAGGCAAGTGCCACTGGAGGACCTTTAGGAAATAAATATTTTTTAAATACTGGGGCAAGTTGTTTAGATGATAAAACAAAAAAAGAGGTAGACCGATATATTTATATTAATAACGTTCCAAAAGGAAATATACCTTTTGTTTCATATGGATTAGGAACAAATTTTAAAGATTTCAAGGGTTTAATTCCAGGAACTATGGGTAATTTAAATACGCTGAATCCATTAACTCTAATACAGGAATTTTCACAGGGAACTATGCCAAAATGTAAAAATATTACTCTTGAAACCATTGATAATAACAACAAGAAATTCAAGGAAACACACTATATTAGCGTTTCTGATTTAAAGGTAATGGACCCGTGCGACTTCCCTGATAAGAAAAATCCAGAAACGAACCAAAAATGTAAAGAATTGTTTACCAATATGAGTGATGATACCGAATTGAACAGTGATGATTTCCCGTTGACTTTACCAAACGACCCGATTGTTAAAATATATTTCGCTGGATTGGGATTACTTGGTATATATATTATTTATAAAATCATGGAAAAAAATAAATAATCCACTAGGTTGTCATGTGAAATAATATATTTTGAATATATCTTCAAAAATATATTATAATTCTATTTTTATTTGTTTTATTTTCTTATTTTTCTGCGAATGTTTTTTACTTTTCGAGTGCGATGACTCTTTCTCTTTTTTGTTTTCATTTTTCTGCTACGAAGACGAACATTTGTTCCGCCATTTTTTACAAATGTTGAATCAAAATCCTTACGTTTTTTTGTTTCTTCGTCTTCCCTCAACACTGTTGATTTGTTTTCATCTTTTATACCCTTGGCGTCAGGGTCTTCCTCGCTTTCAGCATCAGGGTAATCCGTAAAATTATAAACATTATTATCATCATTATCTTCTGGTATTTGTTGTTGTTGTACATTATCCTTTATTTTAACTTGTGGTTTCGGCGAGTTATTCGTATTATCTGGAAATAGTTCTTTAACCTGTGGTTTTTTTACCTCTGGGTTTTTTACAGTATTTTCGAAATCTTTTAGATTACTAAGGTCGTTTATATTAGTTAACGATTTTCTTCTTTTTGGTTTATTATTATCGTCAACATTTTTGTTATTTGATAAATGTGTGTCATCTTTACTAACACTAATTGGAGGGTATTTCTCTAAAATTTTCGGGTCAATATCACTATATGGATTCTCTGTACTTACATTTTTTATATCGGTAGCAGCTTTACCTTGTGCTTGTGGTAAGTTATTATTTCCAGATTCTCCAAATGTTGGGCGTGGAGGTGGTGGAGGTGGTTCTACTTTTTTCCATAAATTTTCTTTTTTTGGTGATGAGGTAACTTCTTTATTGTCATTATTTACTGGTGTTATTTCACTTGAATCAATGGTAGAAATCCCGTTCTCATCACTCACAATATTCACATTATCTTCTGCTGGTTTGTTATTATTAATATTCGCAAGAGAATTCCATGTTGGATTATTATCTGGAGATGCTTTGGTAAGTTCTACTTTATTTTCTAGTGCGTTGTTATTATTCGCATTTTCTTTCCATTTTAAAATATTTAAAACTGTTGGATTTCCAGAATCAACTTTTCCAGAATCAACTTTTCCAGAATCAACTATTTCTGTATTCTCTACTGCGACATTATCTTTTCCATCAACTACTTCTATCTCTGTATTATTATCAATAACAATATTTTTTTCAATCCCACCAACAGTTGCGACTAGTTTTAAACACGCAGCATTACCATCTAATAAACATACCTGACCACCTTTCATTTTTCTAGAATTTTGTTTTCTCTTGTAATATTTCTTTTGCCTTTTTGTTTTTTTATTCTTTTTATTACGATTCTTTTTACTATATTTATTCACATTCTTATTTTTTTTATACTGTTTCAATGTTGTATTCATTTTTACCATATAATATATTATATAATATATAGTAATATAATAAACAATTTATTATTATTATTTATCTAAATCTAATTTTACATCAAACGGAATAAAAAACATGCGGACAAACCACCCGCCAGTTCAGCAACAATATATGGTATAATATCAGGTGAGGCTAATTTACCACTCGCAAACAAGGCAAGAGTTACAGCAGGATTAAATGAACCACCAGAAATTGGGCCACCTATTAAAATAGCCACCGCTAATGCGGCACCTATTGCTAAATAGTTTCCAGTTGTTAAAATAATGAAAACTAAAAACAACGTTCCTAAAAATTCAACAATATATTTGTTCATTATATATTGTGTTGACAAAAAATGAAAAATAAAAATCAAAAATTAATATGTTTGGCTTACAATGGCACCCCAAGCACAAACACGACCATTACATAAATTCGTGTTATAAATGGAACCCTTTTTCGCAGGTGCAACGCATCCCCCCGCTCTAGAAAATTTGAGCGCCGTTTTGACATCGTTTCTGTTGTAGTTTTTATAGCTTAATAAAGCATCATTTGGTAATCCTTGTTTAAAAGAACTCTTACCAACCGCAGCGCTTTTCTTTGCCGAAATATACATGGATGAACATTTGGGAGCATTGTATTTCGTCGATTGAGAGACCAAAAAGCTTTGTTGTAATCCAGCCGAATATACACTGGTCGGTGGAAGATTTGACTCCATTTTGGTGCCAGTATTCATGTTATATTGAGTCGTACGGGTTCTTAAATATTGTCGACGCGCATTTGAAAATTCACTCGCACCATCCGAAGGATAAAATTGAGGAGGATTGGGGTGTCTGCCAGGTAATTCGCCATAATTATGACGAGGCATCATTAATGGTGTCCTGTTGGTGCTTAATGGTCCAATCACTGGCGCACAAGCATATCCGCCATAAGGAATATTTGTATATTGTTTATATGCTAAAGTAGTCATTATGTATATTATACACGGCGAAAATAATTAATCATAATAATCTTAATCATAATCATCCCTAAACAATAAACCCATCGGGTAACCCTAACCCAGCGTTTCTCTCTTCCATACAAAATTATAATTGGAAAATTATAATTAAATTATAAATATAAAATTATGAATGTAAAACAATAGATTTAGTATCTTCTCACATGTCTCCAGGCACTTTGGGATGCCGATGAATAATCGCCACCATAAGATGCGTCATTGTAATTCTTATTGACTGCTTTTTGTTTCATAAAACGAGTATAATCTGAACTGTCATATACATATTTTACGTTACATGATGCTGGCTCGATTCCAGAATTATCGCATTGACTTTGAATATGACCAAAATGTGTTTTCAAACCACGCAAGTTTGGTCGACTTTGAAATGTTTGACATGGTCCGCCACATGAATAATATGGACGACTCAATAAATCACCGGCATTGTTAATTGCTCTAAATGGAGTGATGATTGATTTTTGATTGTTCACCTTTCGCGCGTAATTGGTGTTCCATGCGTTTTTCAAGGTGAATCTGGTTTCGGCAAATTCATTATCGTTGTTAGTAGTGATAAGTGCTTGTGGAATAAACCCCGGTAATCCACCACCTAATTTACTTCCTGGATATAAATTCACGAAATTTGTAAAAGAGGCTGATGTAAAAGTATGATTCGTATTAAAACTTGCTTGAGTTCCTGGCATATATATATCTAATATAAAAAAATAGTTGTAAAACAAAATAAAACTCCTAAACAAACACTTTTTACTTTTCTCTCAAAATAAATTTTACCAATTATAAAAATATAATATACGCTTATTATATGTTTGTAAAAATACTTACGACTATCTTTGTTTTGCTTTTCTTTGATTTGATTTACTTTTATTTCATGAATGATATGTTGAGTAAACAAATTCTACAAATCCAAGGTTCACCTTTAGTGATGGACTATTTTGCGGTGGCTTTATGTTATATTTTTCTTGCTTTTGGTCTTTATTATTTTGTGTTAAGAGAGAAAAGGTCACTTTTGGATGCGTTCCTTTTAGGTATTGTTATTTATGCTGTTTATGAAACCACTACGAAAGCATCGTTGAAAAAATGGTCTTATAAAATCGTCGTTTTGGACACGCTATGGGGTGGTATTTTATTCACACTGACTACCTTCGTCTTACGGAAGTTCTTCTCCTTTTAGATTTCGTTTTACGCGATGATGAATGTTTTTTTCCGCGTTTGGACTTACACACCGCTTTTCTGGTTTTCATTTTTCGGCGACGTTTTTTTCCGCCTTTTTTGAAAATTGTATCTTCTTCTTCTTCTATGTCCATTAATTCAATATTATTATCAGGATTATCCATGATAGGAGCAATATCATCACTAAAGTCCAATTTTTCTTTTACTTCTTCTACATCTAGTTCTACTGGACCACTACCTGGTTCTCGTCCTTCTGTAAATGGGTCTTCTGGGTAATCCTGAACAACACTTGGTGATGAATTAAGAATTTGTTTAACGGTGGCATTTTCTCTTGTAAAATCTATTTGTTTCGTATTTTGTAGAGCTCTTTCCAATTCATTTTTATTCGTGGATTTATTCATGGATGTTTCAATTACACTAATATCATCCCGATGTACCGGTGTTAAACCAGGGACAACTACACCTTCGCCTTGATAACCCATTTTTGTAAGGTCAAATCGTTTTAATTTCTTAGTTTTTGGTCCCATTCTATAATATATTATTACTATATTATTATTTTTCTTGCCTTAATATAGTAAAAGAACCATGTCTACTATGACAAATATTATTCATTATTTATCCATAATACTTCCTTTTTCAAACGAAACCGCAATCGTATTCACCGAGTCAGGATATCCGCAATTTAAAAATCTATATAAATCGTGCTTTGACAGTTCTTTATTGGGAAAACACGAGCCTCAACTAAAACGTATTTTAAAAAATATATTATGTACGAAAAGAGACTACGTACACAAAATAATCATTGATTTACTTGCCTATTTAGGAATCATGTTGTTAATCGGTAAAAACACGCTTCAATATGGTTACGCAACAGGTGTTGTAAGTGGTATTGTCATTATTTTTTACTCAATTATTTTACCCAACATGTTTTTAGGATTTGCGACACACAAAATTATGAATTTCCTGAATTTCCACACCCCAGCAGGACATATTATTGTCGGTATATCTTTAATTGCGCTATTGATTTATATAACCCAACTATCTGAATCATTTGTTCAAAAATATACAAAAAATATTAAATTTGACCCCGAAACAGAAAAAAACACAAAAACATAAATATTTTCTAGATATAATATATAATATGTTGTTTGGTAAAGCAAATAATTTAGAGGATTTTAAAAAATTTGTATTAGAAAATGGCATTGTAGGAACCGCCGCAGGTGTAACCGTAGGTGTAGCAAGTAAAGATTTAATTTTATCACTATCCGGTGATATTATAATTCCAACGATTATTTTATTCTTGCAAACATTAAATTTAAAATCAATGAAACATTATTTACCTACAGGTAAATCAAAATTAGATTTTGAAAATTTTTTTAAAAATGTAATCAGTTGGATTTTAATTTTGTTATTGTCGTATGCGTTTGTGAAAATAACATTTCGTTATTTACTTGGTATTGAAAAGAAACCAGAACTATTGAAAGATGATAAAAAAGAAAAGAAATAATATGAGAAACGTAACTGTAAAATATAATATATAGATTATATATATATTATATGTCAACTTATGATGACGTTATTCGCGAACAATTTGCGGATTATGAAAAAGAAGGTAGAAATGTATTTTTTATGAGAAAAGATTTAAAAAAAAATAAAAAAATATTAAAAAACAGAACTGATTTAGATAATTCTAAATTTTTAGCGACTGATTTAACAGAAGCGAACCTTTCTAATTCTAATTTATATAAATCCATATTCGATTTTACCACATTAATTGGTGCGAATCTTTCTAAAGCAAATTTAGAAGGTTCCACATTTTTAAAAGGAACAAATTTAAATGACGCAAATTTAAAAGGGGCAATATTAAAAGACGCTGTATTTAAACATGCTCACGTTGATGGTGCCGATTTTGAAGGCGCTGTATTGGATGGTGCTGTATTTGACCCAAAACATGTTTATGGATTAGACCGCGCTAATTTTAAGAAAACCGTTTTTGAGGGAACCCCTGGATATGGTAATAATTATACCGGTAAATCTATCGAAAAAGAAAAAGAAGATAAGCGAAAAGAGGAGCGACGAGAATATAAAAAATCAAAAAAGATTGAAAACGAAAAATTGAATACAGTATTATTTATAGAACCGACCACGAATGCGACCACTTCAAAATACATATACAAAACACCTATGGATGAAATCCGTGAATTTACGAAACTAGTCAGGGAAGAAGAAGAAAAAAAACGAAAAGAAGAAGAAAAAATAAACCAAATTATTGAAGAAAATAAAAGAACCGCGCATATGAAAACAATGAATACAAGTTATCAATCTTATCCGCAAGACATAATATCCGAATTATTTGAACAAATGAACGAAGAACAAAAAAATAATACCGGCAAAGGTGTGAAAAAAAGAAACACTAAAAAAAATAAAAAAAGCTCAAAAAAAAGAAAATCGAAAAGAAATTCTAAAATATTCTTTTTTTCTTTATAATTTCCACTTTGTAAATTATTAAATATTACTTTAATGCGTCGTCATCAAACGCGGCGCAATATTCATCGTCATTAATTCTTGAAACAACAATTTACAAGCATAAGGTATTTCCACATAGGAGAAATCCGTACGATTCTCACATGTTCGGCAAATGTGTATATGCATCTCATCATTGTATGTCGCAATCATTCCACATTTATTACAAGAATAAACGTGGTATTTATCCGACGCATCATACATACGACCCCTAGTGAATCGCGACGCACCATGGGATATCATGGCATCCCTTTCCATCTCACCAAATCTCAAACCACCATCTCGCGATCTGCCTTCCGCTGGTTGCCGTGTCAAATTCACCATTGGACCAATTGAACGCGAATGCTGTTTGTCGTTGACCATATGTTTCAACCTCTGGTAAAAGATAGGTCCCATGAAAATACTACATTCATGTTGTTCACCCGTCAACCCATTGTAAAGCAATTCGTTACCTCTACATTCATAACCTAGACGCAACAACTCTTCACAAATTGTATGAATTTCCAATTCACCAAAACTCGTGCCGTCACCAAACAATCCCAGTTGTACCAGCACTTTGGTCATAATTGTTTCTTTCAAATGAGCAATAGTCATACGAGATGGAATCGCATGTGGATTCAATATAATATCTGGTTTAATACCAGACGCAGTAAAAGGCATGTCTTCTTCTGGTATAATATTACCAATCGTACCCTTTTGTCCACTACGCGATGAAAACTTGTCACCAATCACTGGTTTTCTTACGGTTCTCAACCTCACCTTAGCGAAATTATAACCGTCACCATTTCGGTCAATATAATTCTTGTCAATATAAGTCTCCTCATCTGTACGGTAAATACGACTTTGGTCTTCATATTTAATGAGTTTGGTATGGTCATTGCGATTTTCTTTAATCGGCACCACCTTTGAAATAATGACATCGCGATTTTCGACCAATGTATTTTCTGGTATGACACCACGATTATTGACCTTTTGGTAATTCGCAAATTTCATTCCCTTGGTTTTTGTTGGGTCAGGCTTACAACGAATTTCTTCATCACCATTGATTTTTTGTTTGTCCTCGTCTTTTTCAGTATGATAAATCGTGGCTTGAAATAATCCACGGTCAATAGAACCCTTATTGAATAACAAGGAATCCTCCTGGTTATAACCCGTATGCGTCATAATCGCCACGACTACATTGAAACCAGACGGGATTTTGTTTATTTTAATCATATCCATAATACGCGTGTCCACCAAAGGTCGCGCCGGGGTATTCAACACATACGCGGTTTTATCCATTCTGTTATCAAAATTGGTGACATAAACACCCATTGCCTGTTTTGCTTGAGCACATTGATATGTATTGCGCGGCGATTGGTTGTGTTCCGGAAAAGGAATACATGATGCTAACACTCCAAAGATTGTACTTGGGTGAATTTCACAATGGGTGTGTTTAAACATTTCTTTTTCTCCAGTTTCAATCAAATCAGCGGGTTTCATGGCAATCATGCTCCATGATTGTTCTTCTGGATCAATGTATTCAATAATAGATTCATTAATATTACAATTGGTAATCAAATCATTCCAACCGATTTTACCAGATTTGATATCTTCGATGATACGTTTCTTAATCAAAATATTATTGTTCTTGACACGCAACAATGGTCGTGTCAATCTACCCGCATCATTACACACACGGATTTCATTGAATTTATAATCAAACACAATCGATGTATAGACATTGATAATACCCATGTATTTTTTCTCCTTCAACATTTGATACAGCTCTACCGGGTTTTCACTAATGCCGACCCAAGCACCATTGATAAATACTTTTGTTTTTTCATACATCTCGCGTGCTGTCAAATTATGTACAGGAATAATATTTGGCAATACGTAGTCATACAAAGGACCACTGTTGGAATGAATCGTCACGTGTGTCATATAACTTAAATTCTTTACAACACCAACGGATTGCCCCTCAGGAGTTTCTGCGCAGCACAAATAACCCCATGACGTATTATGCAGTTTGCGCGGTGGAATTAATTTACCACTTTTATCAACCGGTGTGGAAATTCTGCGCGCATGACTTAAACTCGAGACGTATGTCAACCGGTTAAGCACCTGTGCGACACCTACCTTGTTACTGTTGTTCACGTGCTTAATACCAAAATCACCTGTTGAAAGCGCTCGTTTAATACCGTTTTCAATCGTGGTTGACTTGATGATTTTATAAATATTGGTCATGTTGATAATATTCAAATAATCATCGGTGGACCGCCATGAACCAGTATTGATTTCTTTAATCACCTGTTTTTCCATATCTTTCACCAGTTTGTTGAAATAATTACGAAACAAATTATTCAAAAGAGCGCCCGTTAAATCAACGCGTTTATTCAAATACGAATCTCGATCGTCTTGCTTGATTAAATCAAAACTCGTTTTCAAAAGCATATTCGCAGTGTAACCGAGGAAATATATTTTTTGTTCCACAGTGGTACAATGCGGGAATAAATCGTTCGACAAAATATCCGCGGTGAATTCCGCTTTTTTACGAATACCTGTTTCCTTGTCCATGTTAATTGGGGTAAACATGACATAACTAGTAATATACTTAATCGCATCCTCCTTTGTCATACAGGTGTTTGACTCAATAATCGACGCTTGTAACGCCTTTAATAATTCCTTATTTTTTTCGTCGTTAATATCGAGTAATATATGTTCACAAATATCTTTATCTGATAATACACCAAGCGCTCGAAATACAATAAATAGCGGCAACGGTTGTTTTACGCGCGGTAATTGTAGGTAAAGCGGGCAGCCAAACCCGTTGTTTTTTGATGAAATCATCATATTGATTTGTTTTGGTGAAATACATTTAAAATCTGGAACAGATTTCACTTCCGCCATCCACGTATACTTGGTATTGTTCTTTGAGACGTTGAAACAATACACGCGATTTTCTGCTGCGCGTTCTTGACCCAAGACGGTTTTTTCCGAACCGTTGATAATGAAATAACCACCTGCGTCAAATTTACATTCACCGGTATGACTATTGTCGACGTGTTTGTATTGATTCAAGACACAAATGTTTGATTTCAACATAATAGGTAATTTGCCAATATGAATTTTAGGGAGATTTTTATAAAAGGTTTGAATATTTTCCAAGTTTGGACCATTCCTGACAACAAACTTGATATTCATATCGATTGTCATTGCTGACGCATAAGTGAAATTTCGTAATCGTGCCTCCTGTGGAAACATAAGTTTTGTCGCACCGTTATTTTCATGTATTTGCGGGCGATAAATATGGAAATTTTCAAAAGTCACATAAATTTCAAGAGAATATTTTCCACTTTTTGCGTCATAATCTTGTTCCGACGCGATTCTTACTGGATTAAACATCTCAATCGTCTTTTGAATTTGATAAGAAACAAAATTATTATAAGACTCAAGTTGATGTCGAATCAATCTATCTAAATGTTGACCCTTAAAATATGTTTCAATAATCATCCATGGGATTTCAATGTATTGATCATTTTTTAAATCAAACATATCATCCTGTTGATGTTCTCTTTCTTGTTGTTCGTTTGAGATAAATTCTTGTTCTTTGTTCATGGTAGATATTATTGAAAACATAAGTGGGGTTATAATTTATTTCAATTTATTTTTAAATTGTTTTCATTATTAGTTTATTTATTGCTTTATTTTTTATTTTATCAAATATAATTAGACTTATATTTCATAATATTTTACATTCTTCTTCTTCTACGACGAGTTTTTCTGGATTTCCTGGATTTCTTGGATTTTTTGGATTTTTTACCTCCTCTACCAAACAAACGTGATAATAAACCTTTTTTTACAGGTTGTGTATTTTGAAATGATATAATTCCTGGTGGTGCGGGTCGTGTAGGTTGAACATATTGCGCATCACTAGCAAGTCGTCCTAAGTTTGAAGTATTACTATCCATTCTTATACAATATACAAATATATTTATTTTATAAAAAACATACCTAAATATAACTTTTGTTATTCAAATAATGTCAAACAAATATTATAATTATTCTCTTTTTTTAGAAAATATAAATAAAAAATACGCGAATGTAGATAAATCAAACCCAACGACGAATATTGATGAAATTAATAAAAATTATGATTTATACAATTCATTTTATAATTCAAATAAAATATTTCATTATAACTTGAATTTACCTGAGAAAAATTCGGAAAATGTAAATAACCCAAACAATAGTCCCGAGGAAAGTATCAATCCTGATAATAAAGACGCAGACAAATACAAACCCGCTAGTTATGCGTGTTGTATGAACTATAGTTCAACGTTGTCGCTATTTGAACCTGCACCAGTAACCAAACCCACAAGTGAAACAAAAAAAAGGAAAAAACCAGACTTGAAGATTATTATACCTCCATCACCCCCCGTTATAAAGAAAAAAGTCTCCATAAAAACAAAAATCAACTGTTTGACCGACTTGCTGGATTTAATTGAAAAGTATCCACTACAAGATGATATTGAATACGATATTAACATGACATCACTCAATAAAATCAAAACAGAACTCGTGGATTTGAATCGAATGATTGGGATGAAAGAATTAAAAGAAAATGTTGTAGACCAATTATTGTATTACATACAAGATTTAAATAAAAATTCCAATGATTATATGCATACGGTCATATATGGTCCTCCTGGTACAGGAAAAACAGAAATCGCTCGTATTATCGGGAAAATATTTGCCAATTTAGGTATATTGAAAAAAGGCGGTTTCAAAAAAGTCACGCGTAGTGATTTAGTCGCGGGTTATTTAGGACAGACTGCGATAAAAACCAAGGAAGTCATTGAGGAATGCCTCGGCGGCGTCTTGTTTATCGACGAGGCGTATTCTCTGGGAAACAATGAAAAACGCGACAGTTTTTCCAAAGAATGTATCGACACATTGTGCGAGTCATTAAGTAATTACAAGGACCAATTGATGGTGATTATTGCCGGGTATGAAGAAGAATTGAAAGACTGTTTTTTCACTTATAATCAGGGATTAGAATCGCGTTTTACTTGGAGATTCAAAATTGACAATTACAAACACGATGAATTGTTTCATATTTTTACCAAAAAAATAAAAGATAGTGGATGGACATATGATGAGAAGAATGAAAAAATATCCGCAGAATGGTTTGAAAGAAAAATGCCCTATTTCAAATTTTACGGGAGGGATGTTGAAAATATGCTTTCAAAAATAAAAATTTGTCATAGTAGAAGAGTTTTTGGAGACCCGGACAGCGAAAAAACCAAAATCACTTTTGAGGATTTAGAAAAAGGGTTTGAAATGTTTTTAAAAAATGATGAGGTAAAAAATCGTAAAAATTCTCAAGAATTAAACAAAATGTTAATGAATCTTTATGTTTAGAATTCAGGTTTAGTCATTTTATACGTAGTTTTATATTTCGTAAAAAAATTACGTATAAAATATTAAAAGATTATAATATGTCAACAAAAAAAATAACAGTAAATCCTGATTTGTTTAATACTTCCGGGTCAACGAGAAAAAATAGAGGTAGTAGCGGCGAAAAAAAACCCAAACCGGTGATACCCATACAAATTAATGAGAATTCTTTGAAAAAAAAGTTTTTAAATCGTATTAAAGAGCATAAAAATAAGGAAAAAATAGAAAGCGGAATGAAGAGTAATGTTGCGCAAAATGAAATCAAAGTAAGGGAACAAATTGCTAATCAAACCAATGATGGAGATGAGTTTCGAGACTCGTTACAATACTTGTCGTTATTATCAAAAAAGAAAAAAGAAGAAGGCGCCAAGAAAAGAAACATGGCAACCATACAAAACAAAACAGTGAAAAATCCATATTCCCAGCCAATGTCAACAATACCACATGTTGAATTGGAATTGCCAGAAGAATTAAAAGAACCAATTCGGGTAACGCATGAAACACCCGTGATGAATTTGAATTTTGACGATAATTATAAAAATTATTTCAATAACACTCACAGTCAAATTCAACAAACACAACCACAAACACAACTACAAACACAAACACAAACACGTCATCTGCCATCACCTCCCCCAAATCCTGTACAACCACAATATACGAATTCTTTTCATATAGAAAAAGAGCCACCGTATGGTTGTTTGAAAAACGCAAATAAACCCACATATCGTAATTGGGTAAGAACGAAAAGAAATATAGGTGACTCCGCGGATATTCATCAATCGCAAGTTCAACTCAATCCCGCCTCAAACATTCATTTCTCTCCTGATCCTCAAAATGAAAGACAAAAAAGACTAGAACAATTAAGAAAGAAAATGAAAGAAGATGAAATACAGAAATTAAATTCATATAATCATACCATATTGATTCCTGAAAAAGAACAACCAATTTTAAATAACCCTACAACCAGACCAGATTCGCAAAATAAAATTACAGAAGGTGGATTGGCGAATGCGGAGGAGGAACCCGACAAACGCTATATTAAAAGAACGATTAAGAAAAAATACACTCTTGGAAAATCAAATGTTTACCGAAAAGTCGGCATATTAATCAAAAACAATGCTACGCGTAAGAAAATAATAAATGCTCAAAAGGACTTAAAGAAGAAATCCATTCATGATATTAAAAAATATTTGGTGGAACACGGTTTATTGAAAGTGGGAAGTAATGCGCCAAATAATGTATTAAGAAAAACCTATGAATCTGCCATGTTAACTGGTGAGGTGGTGAATCAAAACAAGGATGTTTTAATACATAATTTAATAAATGATACTGGGCAACATTCTTAAATTTTATTTTATCTTATATTTATAAGTTAACATATGGAAACAATTAATAATAGATTACCTGAACATATTTATCTTTTTTTACAAAGCATGAGAAATTATATTGATAAACAAGTATATTATTACGGAAGCGTTCAAAGATTTGATTATTTAGATGGACATAGTGATATCGATTTATATATATTTACTGATAATGAAAAAAGTACGATTTATAAATTACAGCACTTTTTAGAATTTGAAAACAATGAAATCAAAAAAATAATTATAAATTTCAAAAAAGGATTTGATGTGGTTTACGGACATAAAGTAAAATATAGTAACCCGGAAAAAAATATGAATTTAGAAATATCCATTTTTGATGAAAAATACAGAGATACTGTACTCAAACATAATCAAACCAAGGAAGAAAAAATAACACCTTTCGTGACGGTTGTGCTGTTCATTTTAAAATATCTATATTATAAAATAAATCTAATATCCAAAAATGCCTATTCATATTTGAAACGAATAATTATGACAGATATGATAGGTTTACAAGATGACATTTTTGTAAAACAACGTATAGTGGTTTAATTTTGACTTTATTTATATTCAAAATTAAAATGAAAACCAAAACCAAAATATCATTTGTAAAATACAATTAAAGAGAGAAATATATATTATATTAGGAATACTACAGGAACATCACATGGCATTATTAAAAGAATATTTAGAATTAACCAAAAAATACCTCCGCGAATACGGAGAAAAAACCGTGGTGCTGATGCAAGTCGGTGCTTTTTTTGAGGTTTACGGTTTACAAGACAAAACAACCGGGAATATTTTTGGAAGTAAAATCACCGAGTTTTCCATGATTTGCGACCTCAATATTGCCGATAAAAAAATATGCGTCGGGGCTGACTCGGTCATTATGGCGGGATTTTCTCATTATATGATTGATAAATACATTAAAAAATTACAAGACCACGGTTATACCATCGTGGTCTATACACAAGACGAACAAAACAAAAATACTACACGGAGTTTATCAGGTATTTATTCACCTGGAACATATTTTGACCCCGTCTCATCAGCACAAATCACCAATAATACGACTTGTATTTGGATTAACACAGTAGACACCTTTTATTTTAATAATATAGGCGCGTCACCTCGAGGTGACAATATGCGGGTCTATGTGGGAATGGCAAATATAGATGTCATTACCGGGAAAACGAGTATTTTTGAATTTAGCGAGACCTATCTTTTGAGCCCTACCACGTTTGACGAGTTGGAACGATTTATTTCTATTTACAAACCAAGTGAATGTATACTCATTGGAAATATAGGCGAAAAAGAAATGGAACACGTGATTAGTTACGCAAACATAGAATCCAAATCAATACATAAAATATCTTTAAACAATAACACACCTGATGGCGATGTTGATGATGCTGTTGTCAAGGAAAAAATCAGGCGAACATTGAACTGTGAAAAACAAATATACCAGCGTGAATTATTGACCAAATTCTATGAAATCGCAGACTTTGACGCGTTTTACCAGAATTTTTATGAAAATACGATTGCCACTCAGGCATTTTGTTTTCTCCTGGATTTCATTTATCAACACAACCCCTATTTGGTGAATAAAATCAGCGAACCCAAATTCGAAAATTGTAGTGACCGGCTCATACTTGCGAACCATTCGTTGAAACAACTCAATATCGTAGATGACCATAATTACACTGGTAAATACTCATCCGTTGAAAAAATGTTGAACGTATGTATTACATCCATGGGAAAACGCCGGTTTTCGAATGGTCTTTTGAATCCCACAACCAATGTTGATTATTTGAACAATGAATATAATATTACTGAGCATATGATTGGCACTGGAGAAAAATACGATTTTTTGAAAAATAAACTGGTCGTCATCAAAGATATTTCCAAATTGGTGCGTCAAATCGTCATGAAAAAGGTATCACCTAAAATGCTGGTACAATTTTACAAAAATTTACAAATTACGGACACCGATTTGTTCCAATCGATTTTTACCGATGATGCAGTGTTGATGAAATATTTACAAGATAAAATCCCAGACTTTTCAAATATATCCACCTATTGTAAACGCATTTGCGATTTTATAGTTTCACGCCTGGATATTTCATTATGTGATGAAATCGATTCCTTTGGTAATTTTGAATTAAATTTTATAAAAAAGGGAATTGATATTGAACTTGATGAGAGAAATGAAACCCTCCTGGAATCCAATGATAAATTAGAGGCCATTCGCGGTTTTTTGAATCTGTCTATATCGAAATTTGAAAAATCGGGAAAGACATCGACAAGCGATTATGTGAAAATCCACGAAACCGAGAAGAATTCCTTTAGTTTAGTCGCTACAAAACGCAGATGTAATATTTTGAAGGAAAGTTATTTAAAGCCAATCACCGTGAATTTAAAATATGTTTCCTCTTTTGATGGACAAACGAAAACCTTTGATTTCAAAACGGAGCTCTTTTTTTCAACACAAACAGCATCAAACGACGCCATAACCAGCACAGTCATACAAGAATTGTGTAAAAACATATCGACGATTAAAATACAAATGAAGGATTTAATTACGCGAATTTATTTGGAAATCCTCAGCAAAATGGAACAATATTTGAATGAAATTAATACGGTTATTGAATTTGTCACATTGTTGGATGTCGTATATGCGAAAACCGCGATTGCCAAAAAATATAATTATTGTCGCCCGATGATTTCACAAGGGAGTCCAGGTGACAAATCCTTTGTGAATGCACATGGTTTGCGCCATTGTTTAATCGAACATTTACAACAAAATGAATTATATGTGGCGAACGATATTGTTCTAGGGAATGATTCGGTGAATGGAATTCTTTTGTACGGAACGAATGCGGTTGGTAAAACCAGTTTTATACGAGCCATCGGTATAGCCATTGTCATGGCGCAAGCTGGGCTTTATGTACCGTGCTCGTATTTTGAATACCAGCCATACAAATATATATTTACGCGCATTTTAGGAAACGATAATATTTTTAAGGGGCTTTCTACATTTGCCGTTGAAATGTCAGAATTACGGACCATATTGCGTTTAGCTGATGAAAAAAGTATTGTTTTAGGTGATGAGTTATGTTCAGGAACAGAGAGTATATCCGCGACGAGTATTTTTGTTGCGGGTGTGAAACAATTGGAAGAGAAAAACACCTCCTTCATATTTGCGACACATTTACACGAAATTGTTGAATACGATGAAATACGCGACCTGAAAAGTGTATTATTAAAGCACATGTCTGTCATGTATGACCGCGAAAATGACAAGTTGATTTATGACCGCAAACTAAAGGACGGGCCTGGTGATAATATGTATGGTTTAGAAGTATGTAAATCTTTGAATTTACCCGGGTCGTTTTTGGAATTGGCACATAATATTCGTATGAAATATCACCCGGTGTCGGGGAGTATATTGTCTTTGAAAACATCGCATTACAATGCGAAAAAAATAGTTGGCATATGCGAAATGTGTAAACAACAAATGGGACAAGAAGTCCATCATTTACAACACCAGCGAGCGGCAAATGAAAACGGGGTGATACAAGAGGAAAACGAAGCGCCTTTTCATAAAAATCGTGTTGCGAATTTAATGAGTTTGTGCGAAAAGTGTCATGATAAAATTCATAGTAAAGGTGAAACAAAAACAAAACATAAAAAGGTGAAAACCAGTAAAGGAATAGAATTATTTTAGAAATAAATTTAGATATTATAATATTTCATTATATATATTAACTATTATATAATGAATGATACAACACCAACTATATCAACTATATCAAATGAAAAACTTTTAAAATATGCGGGTCAAGAAGAATATGATGAGTATTTGAGTGATGTTATTTTCTTGGCTGGTAATCCCATGAGAATAATGGATGAAAAAGTTTCGAATGATTTAAAAAAATATATTATGACAAAATCTTTTAGTGGTGATACAAATTATTTCAATGAGGCGTATAAAAAGATTTCAGGGGTTCTTCCAAAAAAGGATGATTCTATACAACATATAGGTAAGCAGGTTGAAATAAATATTTCAAAAATAAACGACAAAAATAGTGACAAAGATGAATGGATACCTGGTACAATTAATAGAATTGATACAAATGATCTTAAAATGATATATATGGTTCAAACTGATAGTGGAGAAGTAGGAGTTGAAAACATAGAAGATATTCATTTGTTTAAATGGAAAGATTGTGTTGAAGATTGTTATAAGTATTGTCACGAATATGTTAAGAAAGAAGTACAATCTACTGCCTATATGTTACGTATATTATCCGCAAGTGTATTAGGAGATACCAAAAATTATAAGGTTTGTTTTCATATTGAACATGATGTTGAACGTTTTAAAAGTATAATAACTGGGAAGTGGGATGATGATACAAAAAAAGCAGATAAAAATTTACCAGATAAAAACACAATTCAAGATAAAGACGTATTTAAAATTCAAATTTGTAGAATATCAGAAGATGGACAAATTATAGATTACGATAAGCCAGCAAACGGTCGATTTATTTTAGGTGCGGGTCCAAGTGCGTCAGGGAAAACATATAATGCCGGATTAATCATTGAAATGATGAAAATGGTAGACACGTCATTTCCTACATTTTTTATGACAATCGATGGCGGGACGTATAGAGAAAATTCGGTTATTTACCAATCCATCGTATACGCAGTTAAAACCAAAAATCAATACCCAGGATTAAATAATTTAATGTCGGCAAGTATTCTTGATAAAGTCCACGGTGTTCAATCTATATTTGAAACGGATTCTATCAAAAAAGTCGTCAATGATTATTTACTTGAACGTACCGATAGAACAAATGATAAACTTATAGTTAGTTTATATGTTCCCGATACACTCACCTATTGTGGTATGATTAGGGTAGATTGTATGCCAAAATTAAAAAAATATATTGAAATTACCGGAGATAATAATTGGATTGGTTTAATGATATATCAACATAAAACGGGTGGCGACGGTTGTCCTTTTCAAAAAACATATAAATGTGTTGGATGTACTGAAAGTGGAAAAAAGCGTGAAAAAACAGAAGGAAAAAAGTATAGTTCGAGTGCTTGGAATATGTCATATGAACACGGATTACAAACAATAAAAAAAGCCCCAAATTATAGAATTGTATTTCACAATGGTGGTCAGCGAGAAACACCAAGTGTTTTTGAGGATTTATCTGAACCGAGAATTCCTTATGGTACAAATGAGGATATAAAACAATTTTTCAATAAAAAAAACATAATATATATAAATGGTGAATTAACTAAAAATCCAGACTGTGATAACTATTTGTTAAAAGGATGTAAAATTCACAATACTGAACAAAATAATGTAAAAAAAAATGATAAAGAAATAAAAAACTTTAAAACGAAGTACCAGGATAAATATGTTGGAATACCTATAGATTTAATAACTATTCTTGAAAAACACAAAAGTGAAGATTTTAGTGATTTTGAAAATATAGATGAAAATGATATTGTTTCATTACTTATTATACAAAAATTTATTAATTCGGGATTTTTTGATTTATCTGATATAAACTCCGAAAAAACCGACGAAAATGAAAAAAAATTTCAATATTATAAAATAGATGTTAATAAAATAGATGTTAATAAAATAGATGATACACCTGCTTCTATTATATATATTAATAATTTCGATACGTTACTAGATACACATAAAATTAAAATATATGAAACAGACGCAGAAAAACAAACATCCAAAAGTAGTGGATGGAATAGGTTTAACCCTTTCAAAAATACAGAAAAAAACCATGTTGACGAAACTCCGGGTGAAACCCCAGGTGAAACAAAAGAGGATGACATCGAAATTAAAATCGAAGAAAACCCTGTGGTAATAAATACGTTGACACCCGATGAAATAATCAATACATTATCAAACAATAGATACATTGGAATACCCAAAGAAATAATGTTTCAAGACAATAATGACCAAGAAATCAAAATAAAAACATTACAACATTTAATAGATGAAAAGATTATTACAAAAATAAATATAAATGAAGATTTATTAGATGAAAAATCCGTTTATGGTATTAATGAAAGAATGTATGATTATTATAAAATAAATATAGCTGAATACATTGATTCACAAATCAAAGAAAGTATTCGTAATATAAAAGCAGAAATAAGTGGTTCTTTTAATATTATAACTGATAAAAATACTTTATATATTTATGAAAATGAACCCGAACCAGAAAGTAAAGAACAGCTTAGTGATGCGGCGAATAATAAATCCGCAAGAGGTTTATACAAAGATGTAGTTAATACAGGTAAACAAACGTGGAACACTCTTTTGACTACTATCACCGGAAGTAAACCAAAAGACGAACAAACCAAAGAAGAAAATCCAGAAGATGGAAATGATAAAAGTAATGATAAACCTCCCAAATGTAAGAAAAATAAAACTGTGAAAAAAAATGCTACAGGAAATAAAGCAAATTCAAAAAAAAAGAAGTAACAATCATAAATCAATAAAAATAAAATTGAAGTAAATAGATTTAAATATTTATTTCAATATAATATATATAGTATATAAAAGAAATGATTATTCCAATTAAATGTTTCACTTGCGGTATGGTTTTAGCAGATAAGTATCGTTACTATGTGGAAGAAGTAAGAAAGCGCAAATTAGAAAAAGATATTGATGTAGATAAAGTCATGTATTTAACCAAAGAATTTAGACAAAAAACTCCAGAAGGTGACGTCATGGATGAATTATTATTGAAACGAATGTGTTGTCGTCGTCATATGTTGACACATGTTGATATTGAATAATATACGAGAAATTCTATTCTTTATATATATTATAAATAAATAGATGTATAAAAAATACAAGAAAACTAGAAAACACAAATTCATAAAAAACAAAACCAGAAATAACAAAACCAAAACCATCAAGGAAAATAAAGATGAATACGCCCAAGTATTAGACGCAATTATGGATTTCAATTATAAAACAGATTGGGACCAAGTGTTTACATCAAAACAAGAAAGACAAAAATATCTCGATGAAAATATAAAATTATTAAGACAATCTATAGATAAATATATTCAAAAAAGAAGTGAAAATATAAACAATACAATCATAAAGTCTTGATAATATTTTTTGTACGTAAAAATATAATATTGTTATTTATATATTGAAGTAATGACAAAAATGCGTAAAACATTAAGAAAACAAAAAGTGTGGAATATGCGAGGTTGCTCAAAAAAAAATAAAAAACGCATGATAGGAGGAGGTTGCGGTTGTGGAAACCCTTTTTTCGGTGGTCAACAAACTGGCGGAGGTTGTGGTTGCGGCGCGTCTTTTTTAGGCGGTAGTCAAAGTGGTGGTATGAAAATGGGTGGAAGTGAACCTGCCCTTATTGGCACTCCATGGACGGCAAATATTGGCTCATGGCCTGGTGTATCTGGAAACGACGGACAAAGTAATTTTTATTCATTGAATAATTACACGCCGTTCAGCCCAGAAACACAAATGGGTCAGGAAAGAGATGGTGCTATTTTTCCTGCGACAAATGTAAAATACTTAGTGGGAGGAGGAAAGCGTAGAATGAAATCCAAAAGTAAACGAACTCGAAAACATTTGATTTCAAGAAACAAACATAAAAAATTATTAAAAGGTGGTTCTAGTATTTTTGGTCAAGAATTATTGAATTCTGGAAGAAGTATACATTATGGTTTAGGAAGTGCGTATAATACTTTATTGGGATATCCATTACCAACAGACCCACAACCATATTCAGACCAATACACAAAAACACCATACACGAATATTAAGGTTATTTAATTTTATTTATTTTTATTTATTTTTATAAAATATTTATTATATTTGTATATTTTATAAAATGGCTTTTCCAAGAAAGTTAAAAGAATTGTGCACTCCGGCATTTATATATTTTGTATTATCTGTTATTGGAATTTTAGTAACTCTAGTTAGTAATATTGGTGGTAGAAGTAACATGTACACTTTAGGAAATTTTTCTAGTCCAGTCCCACATACTGGTTTGATTTTTATTGTTAAGGTTATCTATGTATTATTCTGGACATGGATTCTTAACTTGATGTGTAAGGACGGTCACCGTGAAATCGCCTGGTTCTTGGTATTATTACCATTTGTATTGTTTTTTATTCTTGTGTTAATGATGAGAAGTCCTAGTTTTGAAGGTTTTGAAAACGCCCCTAAAATCCCTACTTGTGATAGTTTAGACGCAAAATTAAAAATGTGTTCAGGAACTGATGTTTGGTTAGATAAACAAGAGTCCATGTTTGGTGACAAAAAATGTATGGGAAAATGTGGTCCTAAACCAGCAGAGGGATTTACTACTAAAAAAAGTAATATGTAAAGATATTTCCCAACCAAATTGAATTCTATTTAATTATTTGAATTAAAAAACGTAATTTTAATATTTTTAATATATTTTAATATTATATATGTCACCAACTGATAATATTAAAAGAACAGATAATGGTATTTTTTATAAAAAAAACGGTTGGAATTATGTTAGTTTAAAAGGAACACCGAGTGAGGTTGGATATGCTCACGGTTTTTTACTTGCGGCAGAATACAAAAAAGCGCTCGATGTCACTAAATTCACTACATTATATGATACCGGTTACAACTGGGATTTTTTTGTCGAATCATCCAAAAAATTATATAATGAGACAATTAAAGACAAATTTCCTGATTTATACGAAGAAATGGAAGGAATGGCAAAAGGATGTAGTGCTGCAGGTGTAGAAACAACCGTAGATGAAATCATTGCCTGGAACAATTCGATTTCTTTATTGGGTTATTGGTTACCTCATTCAGATGAAATGAAAGAAAAGGGTTCAAGTGGAGGATTAGAAGGTGGAAGTTCCCAGGACCGTTGTAGTGCCTTTATTGCGGTTGGTGATTATACCGAAGGCGGTAAAATTGTAGTCGCACATAATTCCTTTACGAATTTCACAGATGGACAATTTGAAAATTGTGTTGTTGATATACATCCAAACAAAGGACACCGGATAATTATGCAGTCCCCTCCTTGTTATATATGGAGTGCTACTGATTTTTTTATAACAAGTAAAGGTATTATTGGCACGGAAACTACGATTGGTGGATTTATTCCATTTGAAAATAAATATCCTATTTCTTGCCGAATACGTAAAGCCATGAATGAAGGCAACACTTTGGACGATTATGTAAAAATTTTATGGGAAGGTAACTCGGGTGATTATGCGAACTCGTGGTTATTTGGAGATACCAATACCAATGAAATCATGCGTCTTGAATTAGGACTAAAATACAAAAGTGTTGAACGAACTAAAAATGGTGTTTTTATTGGATTTAATGCTCCATATGACCCACAAATTCGTAATTTGGAATGCTCAAATACCGGTATGGACGATGTGCGAAGACACCAGGGAGCGCGTAAAGTGCGTCTTGGTGATTTAATGGAGGAATACAAAGGCAAACTAAATGCGGAATTGGCGATGAAAATTATTGGTGACCATTATGATGTCTATTTGGGAAAAGAAAACCCATGCTCACGTACGATTTGTAGTCATTATGATTTGGACGGTCGTGAATACATGTCTGAACCGGGAAGACCTAAACCATTTCAAGCACGTGGCGCAGTTGATGGTTGCGTTTCCGATACAGATATGATAAAACAAATGTCATTTATGGGACGATTTGGTAATTCATGTGGAACTCCATTTATTGTCGATGAATACATAAACAAAAACCGTGTATGGGCTCATTTGAAACCATATTTGTTTGACCGTCCAACTCAACCCTGGACATTGTTTTCATCTACCGGAATGAAGAAAAATAGTGGAAAAAAGATGAAGACAATTAAAAAAAGTTCAACGAAACGCAGTAATAAAACAAGTAGAAAAAATACACCTCACCCAATTGTAATGAAAGAAACTGTGGTTATGGAAAATGAACCTCTTTCTGTAGAGCAACCATAAATAGCACTTTTTATTTTTTCAAAAAAAATAAAAAATATTGTATTATATTATATCGCAATGAAAAAAAGTATTAAAAAATTACAGAAACACAAAAAAACTATAAAGCGTAAATCCCCACATCATAAAAAAAAAACTCGTAGATATTCTAAAAAGTATAAAGGTGGAAACGGGGATGAATTGCCTATGCCGAATCCAAAAAGAGCAAGATATAACCCACCAGTTCAAGACGAAGAAAAAACCCATGTAATTACATTTCTAAATATGGCAAAAAATATTCACGATAAAGGTCCAATAATTAGTGCTATTTCTGCGCCAGAAACTGTTTATGCATTGATGGTAAAAATATTGAATTTATGGAATTATGCGATTCAGAATATTCACAATCCTATAAACATTACAATGGTTAGAAATTTAATAGATAGATTATACAATAAACTTGTAACTGCTTTTCCGCAGGTTCTCGCATGGGATGAACACGAAAACAACGCACAATTTCCAATTATAAATTATAGAAGCAATGCGATACTTGAAGAATTATTTCATTATGTAGCAAATATTAGTAACACTAACTTCAGTGACGTGATTATAATACCAGATTTCGATTATTTTAATGCTCCGGATAGAGACAATCTTGAGATAGTACAACTTATACAACAAAATAATCATGCCGAGGAAGAATAAGTGATAAAATGTAAAATATTTATATTTTTATTCACTACCAAAAAATGCGCCTTTACCCATACTAAAATCACTCAATTTGGTAACGACATATTTGTTCTTGTCTATCAATGGTTTAATCAAATCTTTAATCGAAATCAACCCGATAAATACAGTCTTGTCATAAATGAGTAAATGTCGAATGTTTTTAAACAACATTTTACTCATACAGGTCTCCAAAGTATCATCTACCTTGGCAACCAATACTTTTGGTGAATACGTACAAATATCCTTGATTTTTATATTGACATGTAGTTTATCCGCGGCGGCGACTTTATTAATATAATCACGCCCCGTACAAATACCCACGACATCACCCTTGTTATTGGTCACTGCCAAACAACTTACATTAAAGGCGGTGAAACGAGTAACTGCCTCTTTTACATCGGCTTCTTCATTGATTTTGTAATCAATATTATAATAACAACTCTTCTTGTAAATATCCAAGGCAGAAACCGGTAATAAATCAATGTTAGAACTGAATTTTTTACCTTGTTGTATTTGCGGCTTAATACTATTGAAACCAACATTCACCAAAGTCATTCTCATTCTTGACGCAAACATAGTTACTTATTATTAATAGTGTCATGTTTTTAAATTATTTTATTTTTATTTATTTACTATTAGAATTAATTACTATTAGAATTATTTAATATTAGAATTATTTAATATTAGAATTATTTAATATTAAAATTATTATATATACTAACTATAAATGTCTACTACATCTTGGATTTCTCCTTTAAATGCGGCGTACGGTTTAGCGACAGATGATACGTATATTTATGTAACAAATAGTCAAGATAAAGGTGGTTATGGTATTAATATAGATAGTTATAAAATTTCAGATAATGGTGCAACTACAAATAATTTTGTTTTTGCAGGTGGAAATAATAGTGACAGTCAATTAACAATAGATAATACTTATTTATACGCGTCTTATATTTATTCAAATCAGTCAGTTGTTACTCTATTAAATTATCCTTCAATTTCATATACGAATATTAATTTTTTATTTAATAGCTATGAAAATAATAGTGACCCCCAAAACCCATATATGGTTAATCCAACAATATCTGCTATTGTTATAGCTGGTGGTTATTTATATGCTTCATTCTATAGTGGATTTTTAGGAAGAGTTCTTTTACAAAGTAGTGCCGGTGACTATTCTAACGATTATGATTTTGGCGCATCAGGTAGTGGTCAACCTTATGCCTCATCCGGTTATAATGACCTAAACAATAGTTTATATAATCAAACAACAAGAGCATTAGCTACAGATGGAACATATTTGTATGTAGGATGTTATAGTGGAAAAATTGTAAAAATGACATTATCAAGCACATCTAGTCAAGATAATTGGTTAACCGGAATTTCTGGTATAACAGGATTAACCGTTTCAAGTGATAATCTGTATTTATATGTTTTATCAGAAACAGCATCTACAATTACACAAGTATTATTAAGTGATGCTTCAATAGTAAATACATATACTTTGGGCAGCAGTTATGCGAATAATTTACCAAATGGGTTAGTCGTAACTGGAGGTAATTTATATGCTGCTTATTATGGCACAGGCGCGACTGCGAATAACGGTAGTATACTACGTTATGGTTCAGGGTCAAATGTCCCATGTTTCGGCGAAAACACAAAAATTCTTTGTTATAATAGTGAAAAATCATTAGAAGAATATGTTTTGATTCAAAATATACGTCCTGGAACTTTGGTGAAAACTTTATTGAATGGATATGTTCCAGTAAATATGATTGGCAAATCAACTATTCATAATCATGCCAATAATGATAGAATTAAAAATCGATTATATAAATGCACCAAAGAAAATTATCCTGAAATACTAGACGAAGACTTGATTTTAACTGGTTGTCATTCTATTTTAGTTGATCACTTAACTGAACAACAAAACGAAAGAACAATAAAAGAAATTAAAAGAATTTATGTAACTGATAGAAAATATCGTCTCTTGACCTTTTTAGACCCCCGTTCAGAAACTTATCAGGTAGATGGTGAATTACCTATTTACCATTTGGCCTTAGACCATGAAAATTATTTAATGAATTATGGCATTTATGCCAATGGTTTGTTAGTGGAATCTTGTAGCAAGCGTTATTTAAAAGAATTATCCGGAATGACCCTGATTGAATAAAAATAAATAAATCATTTTAGTCTGGGTAGTTGTCCTTTACTAGTATTTGAATTTTCTCTCTTTGATACAAATTCAAATATATAATTAATGATAAAACAATTATAAAAAATATATGATTATTATAATATACACAAATAAAATGGATAAAGATTCTATCTCTTGGAAAATCATACATAAATATTTCAATGATAACCCGGAAAATTTAGTAGCGCACCACTTAGACTCCTATAATAGTTTTTTTAGCAGTGGAATCAATAATATATTTCGTGAAAACAATCCTATTCGTTTTATTGAAAGAGAGAACGACGATAACTCCGGGAAACAAAGCCAGTGTTTCTTGTATTTAGCAGGGAAAGACGGCAGTAAAATATATTATGGCAAACCCATTATATTTGACGACCATCATACCCATTACATGTATCCCAATGACGCACGTTTAAGGAACATGACCTATGGTATAACAATTCACTATGATGTTGATGTCGATTTTATCTTTTATGAAAATGGTGAAAAGAGAGAACATTCCATTACTTTAGAAAAAATCTTTTTAGGCAGATTTCCCATCATGCTTCAGTCCAACCTTTGTATATTGAATTCTCTAGCGCCAGATGTGCGTTTCAATATGGGCGAATGCCGCAATGATTACGGCGGTTACTTTATTATAGATGGAAAAGAAAAAGTCATTGTATGCCAGGAAAAATTCGCCGACAATATGCTCTATATACGAAAAAACAAAGCGGATAATTTATATAGTTATTCGGCTGAAATCAGGTCAGTATCGGAAGACGCATCGAAACCAATTCGAACATCGGCTGTTCGATTAGTCGCACCAGGAACTCGATTTTCAAATAATCAAATCGTAGTTACTGTACCCAATGTGAAAAAACCAGTACCTCTTTTTATTTTAATGCGCGCCCTAGGTGTTGCCTCTGACAAAAGTATTATTGAATATTGTCTGCTTGACCTGGAAAAAAACAGCTCTTATATTGATTTATTTATACCCTCTGTACACGACGCCAATTATATTTTCAATCAAGAAACTGCGTTAAAATATATTGCTACTTTCACCAAAAGGCGCACCATTACAGGTGTATTGGATATTTTAATGAACTATTTTTTGCCACATATTGGAGAGAAAAATTTCTTGGACAAGGCATACTATGTGGGTTACATGGTAAAGCGTATGTTGCGCGTTTATATGGGCGAAGAACAGCCAACCGACCGCGATAATTTCAAATACAAACGAATTGAGTTGTCGGGTTCTCTCATTTATGATCTTTTCAGAGAGTATTATTTGATTCAAAAAAGAGAAATAGAATTAAGTATAGACAAGGAATACTATTATCATACAGGTAAATACACTACAAATTTTATTGGATTGATTGAATATAATTTTCGCGAATATTTTAAAAAACGCACCATTGAAAGCGGGTTTAAACGCGCATTCAAAGGCAGCTGGGGCGCTGAAGAACACACCAAACGCCTGGGTGTTATTCAAGACGTAAATCGTCTTTCTTGGAATTCATTTATTTCGCAAATGCGTAAATTCAATTTACCTTTGGACGCCAGTGCGAAAATAGTGGGACCTCGTCTACTAAATTCGTCTCAATGGGGTTACATTGACCCAGTAGATACTCCTGATGGTGGAAATATTGGTCTTCACAAGCACATGTCGATTAGCACTTTTGTCACGAGTGGATTTTCTGTGAAAAAATTAATCCCTTGGTTACGATTTAAAATCAACTTGAAATTATTACAAGAATGTACGCCTGATATATTGGCGGTTTTGACCAAAGTATTTGTAAATGGGGTGTGGATTGGCTCTATAGAAGACCCCATGAAAACCATCGATATATTGAAACTATACAGAAGAAACGGATTATTACCCGTATTTATGAGTATTTCATTTAATTATGAAAACAACGAAATCAGTATATATACGGACGCTGGACGTTTAACTAGACCGGTTTATTATATCGAAGACGGAAAACCCAGTTATCATCGCAAAGACATTCTTGAATTAATTAGTAAAAACAAATTCACGTGGCAACAACTTGTAGGTGGATTCGGTGAAAAAGAAGATAAATTATTTAGTATCAAAAACAATAAAATTTATGATATTGGTGAATTATATTCTGATAAAATCAAATTGGAAAATGATGTTGATGAGAGAAATGAAACATCCTCATCTTCGGGTTATTCCAAATTATATGAAGAATTTAGCAAATACAATTCGGTAGTTGAATATTTGGACACATCTGAAGAAGAAAGTACTTATATCGCATTTCAGCCCGATGATTTGAAAAAATCCAAATACTATACTCACATGGAAATCGACCCGTCACTTATTTTTGGTGTGATGGGTAATCTTATTATTTTCCCGGAAAATAACCAATTTCCGCGTGATGCTTTTTCATGTGGTCAATCCAAACAAGCGGTGTCTTTGTATCATTCGAATTATCAAATGCGTATTGACAAAATGGGTGTTGTTTTGAATTGTGGTCAAATTCCGCTCATTAAATCGCGTTACTTGGAATACGTGAATAAAGAACAACAACCCTATGGGGTGAATGCGATTGTGGCAATTATGTCATACACTGGATATAACGTGGAAGACGCTATTTTAATCAACGAAGGCGCAGTGAATCGCGGTATTTTCCGTACGACCTATTATTCCATGTACGAGGCAAGTGAAGAAAGCGCAAAAGTACAGGGTTCAACGACGAATTCTTATTTTGCGAATGTGACTACTAAAAACGTATCGCGATTAAAACCAGGTTATGATTACAGTCATTTGGACCAATGGGGACTCATTGAAGAAAACACGCCGCTTGATGATAAAATGGTGGTCATTGGAAAAGTAACTTCTTCTGCCTTGGATTCAGACGTGGTAGTTGATTCATCCGTATTTCCCAAGAAGGGACAGTTGGGATACGTTGATAAATCGTTTATTACCGAAGGCGAAGAAGGTTTCCGTATTGCGAAAGTCCGTATTAGAGAAGAACGTATTCCAGCAATTGGTGATAAAATGGCATCACGAGCAGGTCAAAAAGGAACGCTGGGATTGATTATTCCCGAGGAAGATATGCCTTTTACGGAAGACGGTATTCGCCCCGATTTAATCATCAATCCACACGCGATTCCTTCTCGTATGACAATCGGTCAATTGGTAGAATCGCTTCTTGGTAAGGCATGTTGCGAATACGGTGGTTTTGGCGACTGTACTGCTTTTGCGAACAAGGGGCCAAATGAAGATGTTTATGGGCGTATGCTAGTGAAGGCCGGTTTTAGCGCATCTGGAAACCAGATTTTATACAATGGTATGACGGGTGAACAGCTGTTTAGTGATATTTATATTGGTCCAACTTATTATATGCGTTTGAAACACATGGTGAAGGATAAAATCAACTATCGTGCGCTTGGACCACGTACCATGTTGACGCGCCAGACTGTACAAGGGCGTGCGAATGATGGTGGTTTAAGAATTGGTGAGATGGAACGTGATGGTGTTATGGCACATGGTGCCTCGGCATTTTTGAATGAATCATTCATGATTCGAGGTGATGAATATTTTATGGCGGTTTGTAATAAAACTGGTGCGGTGGCCATTTACAACCCTAACTTGAATTTATTCTTGAGTCCATTTTCAGATGGTCCGGTGAATTTCAATACGACGTTGGACGGAAAAATGAATATTCGTAGTATTAGTCGTTTTGGTAGGTCGTTCAGTATTGTGCGTATACCGTATGCGCTCAAATTATTGATACAAGAGTTACAAGTAATGAATATTCAAATGAGAATTATTACGGAGGACAATGTGGATCAATTGTTATCCATGTCATATTCAGACAATATTAATAAATTATTACAAACCAACACTTCCTTAGAAGAAATATCTAAAAATTATAGGACAATGGTGATTAATAAAAAGAATAATAATGTAGTTAAACAATCGTATATTCCTTTTGAACAACCCGAATATCCGGAAATTGGTATTGAAGAAAAGAAGGAGAATATTCCTTCTCAAGAATTTGACTTCAATATGCCTGCACCAAATGCGGATTTAACACCTCAGCCATCAACGGATAGTAGCATTCCTTTGGCTCCAGGAACACCAGTGTCAGGCGAAAGTAGTATAGGTTATGTGCCACCCGCTACACCTCCTTATGCGCCAGGAACACCTCCTTATGCGCCAGGAACACCTCCTTTTGCGCCAGGAACACCTCCTTATGCGCCAGGAACACCTCCTTTTGCGCCAGGAACACCTCCTTATGCACCAGGAACATCTGTTTCATCTAATAGTAGCATTCCTTTTGCTCCAGGAAGTCCTCCTTATGCACCAGGAACACCTGTTTCATCTAATAGTAGTATTCCTTTTGCGCCAGGATCACCTGTTCCATCTATAAATAGCAGCAGTGGAAGTGTTGGATTCAATCCAAATACTCCACCTGGTAATATGGTGATTCCTCAAGCATCGTCAACAGTTCCGTTGAATATTAATATTGAAGACGCGGAAGTATTGAAAAAAGTGATTGAAGACAAAAAGAAAGAAGAAGATAAATTCGAGCCAATTATTTTTGAAAAACCCAAAGTAGAAAAATCTATTTTAGAAATTCAAGATGATAAAATAGAAAACAATAAAGAAGAAAACGATTCATCATCATCGTCGTCGTCATCGTCTTCATCAAACGATAATTCTAGTGGGAAGAAAATAATTAAATTAGGTTAAAAATGGATTATAATATAATATAAAAATTGAATTAAAAATATAACGTTATTATATTAGTAAGATAATATAATGACGACACCACAAAGCAATTCCAGTAGTTTAATTTCATCCATATATAAGTCTCGTAAGACTTTACTTGAACTTATGAAAAAACAAAATTATAATATAGACGATTATGAAAATTTTAGTATCAATGAGGTCAATTCCATGTTTCAAAATAAACAATTGGACCTTTTATTAGAAAAAAAACCAGATGAAAACGCGCCAAAAACTGAGCGTAGAAAGAAAATTTATATTAGTTATTATTTAACAAAGACATTAAGACAACAAAATATTCAAGAAATGATTGACGACTTGTTTAATTTAGAAGAAATATTAACAAAAGAAGATACTTTAATGATTATTGTCAAGGAAGATATGAATGAAACCATGACAAATTTATTAAAACATATTTGGGAACAAGACGGTATATTAATTATTATTCAAAATATTAAAAGATTACAATTCAATATACTTGAACATGTTTTGGTCCCTGAACATCGTGTATTAAATAGTGATGAGGTTGACAAAATCAAGTTAAAATACAATATTATAGACGACAGTCAATTCCCGGATATTTCCCGTTTTGACCCGGTAGCTCAAATTATTGGTATTCGCCCTGGACAAGTATGTGAAATTATTAGACCAAGTAAAACCGCGATTAATAGTTATTATTATCGTATTTGTGTTTAAAAAAATATGAATTTATGGTTTTAGGATATAGAACCAACTATTTTTTTCGTCATAATATATAATGGACAATCCAGTAATTGATTATTCTAGCAAAATAGATGCGGTATCAACAGATTTTTCAAACGTATTGAAAACATTTAAAGAAAAATTTGTAGATTATTATTCAAATTTGGATTCAACCTCATCTCAAAATAATTATGATGTAGCAAAAAATGAACTTACTGATAAAATTAGCGATATATATACTTTAAAAGCTACCATTATGGGTAGTATAAATAGTGTAAATAAAACCATGAATGATTTAGAAAGAACTATAGGGAGTGATGAAAGTAAATTAAAAGAATTAACAGATAATTACAAAGAAAAAACGGGTGATAGTTCAAAAATGTTGATTAGCGATGCGAAAGAAAAATATAAAATACAATATGTCGCAAATATAACTATGTTTTTAGGTATTACTGGAATGATTGGATTATTTTATTCTTTAATGAAAAACAACTCGCAATAATATGGGAAGAATTAAATTATTTTTATGTTTTTTACATTTTTATTTTTATATTTTTATATTTTTATATTTATATACCTATATATATAAATGTCATATACAAGTTTGAATTTTGTAGGTAATTCAACATCTTATTTATCTGTACCATCAACAAATTTAAGTTTTGGAACAGGTGATTATACGATAGAATGGTGGCAATATCAAACTGACTCAAATCCATTTCCAAGAATATTTCAAATTGGTGATTATCCAAGTACCCAAATTGGAGTCAGTATAGAAGGTGGCACATTTCTATTTTGGAGTAATTCGTCATATATTTTTTCTTATAATTTAACAACATACAAAAATACATGAGTCCATTTTGCGATTGTTAGATTAAATAGTGTGAACACCGTGTATTTGAACGGAACCCCTATAGGTAGTACATTTACTGATTCACAGAATTATTCTTTTTCTGTTAATTTACTTATTGGTAATGAAACAACTCCATCAAATAATGCGGCATTTGGTGGACAACTATATAATTTTGAATGGTTAAGAGGTGTTGCTAAATATACTTCTTCTTTCACACCATCTATAAATATTCCTTCAGACCCTAGTTCATACTTATTAATTTTAAATGGTTCATATAGTGGTGGAACTGAAAGTGGAAGTGTTACAAATAGTAATGTAGGTACTAGTTCAAATGTACCAACTCCCCCTGTTCCCCCAGTTCCTCCAACTCCAACACCTACTCCAACAAACACCAATATATATTCACGCCGTATTAGTAGCACATCATTCGGCTCATTTTGGTATGGAAAAGGTACAAATTTTCCTGGGTTTTTCTTTAAAAAAAATACCGGGGTTGGTGGTCGTCGTTCAACAAAATTCGCCGCTGGTGGAAACTCTACTTGTAATACATATCAAAATGTGAATAATAAATACGTATCTGGTTCGGGTGTAAATGGTTCGGTTTCATCGACGAATTACGCTATTCGACGCAGAATGATTCGTAATGCGTCGAATTGTGTCAATAACAATTGTAGTATTAATTATTTTTATTTGGGATATCCACTAACTTATCAAGCATCATCGGTCCCTTCTCCTATAGGCGATTTAATATGTTCAAAAAATAATACAACCTCTGGAGGATTTCCTGTTGGCGGAGATATAACGAAAGATATGGATAATGAAACTTATGATGACCGAATTGACCCATTGGATTTTCCCGAATTTTTTCCAGGAATGGCGCCTTTTTCGAATGGAAATATTGTTGCTGGAGACAAAGATTCGGGGGATAGACTTGTTGGTTCTTATTGGTATGACTGGGGTGATGATGTGTTTGATAGATGGGGATGGTTTTATTTATATGATGTAAATAGCGGTAAATATTATTTTCCATTAATTAATCCACAAAATCTGTCAAATGGAGTAATTACTACCCAAACCTTCAATGCTTTTGGGCGAACATTCACTATAAAACAAGGATATCCGGTTCAAGGCATTTTTAAGTTTGATATTTCTGTAAATGATGATTTACCATTTCGGTTTGGCGCATATGGAAATGTTGGTTCAGACAGTCACGGAGAGCATTATGATTTAACGTATCCTTACACTATAAATAGTACAAATTTAACATTATATTATCAACAAAATATAGATATAAATTACCCAGAGACTGAAGTATTATATTCATACTGGATACCTAAAAGAGTATCTCAAAATAATGCGAAAACTTATACGGTTACATATGCGGATGACGATAATATGAGTGCTGTCTCTAATAGTGTAAATAACGGATTGTTGGTTTATTTTGCGAAAACAAATGATGTAAAATTATGGGTGGTAAATGATTTACAATTAAATTGTAATGAAAACGCGACAGTTCCATCCGCTCCAAGAAATGTAAGCGCAACATCCGGAAACGTATCTGCAATTGTTACATTTACTGCTCCTGCTAGTGATGGCGGATGCTCAATCAGTAGTTATAGAGTAACCTCTAACCCAGATAACATCATTATAACTGGTACTTCATCGCCAATAACTATTACTGGATTAACCGCTGAAACAGCATATACGTTTACAGTCATCGCAACAAATTGTGTTGGAAATTCACCTTCATCGAGTGCTTCAAATTCAGTAACGCCAACAGTAGGTGTTCCAACCGCACCAACTATTACAGACGCATATGAAAGTAGTGGACAGGTAACATTAGATTTTACAGAACCATCAAGTGATGGTGGGTCTTCGATTCTTACCTATACGATTACTTCAAGCCCAGGTGGTTTAACCAATACCATAAGTTATCCTGCTAGTTCTATTACACTTACTGGTTTGACAAATAATACATCATACACATTTACTCTTATTGCTACAAATGCGATTGGAGACTCACCCGCAGATACATCAAACCCAATAACTCCTTTACCAGATGGTTCAACGATTGATTCATTTACGACTGTAGGTACTACTACATGGACCGCACCAGCTACAACTAATTCTATAACCTATTTGGTTGTCGGTGGAGGTGGTGGTGGCGGAGCAGCATTTGATAATGGTGGTGCTGGTGGTGGAGGTGGTGGCATGGTGTTATCAGGAACAATGAGTGTCACTCCGGGTACCACTTATACTATCGTCGTAGGCGATGGTGGCGCCGGTGGAATTGGAACTGGAGTTTCCCCTACTGCTAGAACTGAAACAGATGGTTCTGTTGGAGGTAATTCAAGTTTTGATACAATTGTGGCATTGGGTGGTGGCTATGGATATAAAAGTCGTGGAAATTCTGGAACCTCGGCGGCTGGTGGTACGCAAGTATCCGGAAGTAGTACTGCTAGTACAGGTGGTTCTGGAGGTGGAGGTGGTCGCGGTGGTGGTGGTGGTGGTGGAGAAAGTTCTAATGGAAGTAATGGTGCTGCGTTCAATTCATCTGGTTCTGCCGGCGGTTCAGGCGGCGCAGGAGTATCAAATTCAATTACTGGTACTTCTGTTACATATGGCGCCGGGGGTGATGGTGGTTCTTCTAATTCGGGTTCAAATGGTCCAGACCCCACAGTTTTTAATCTTGGTAACGGTGGCCATGGAGGTGGGTCATATTCGGGTAATTCGAAAAGTGGTCGTGACGGAGACGCGGGTGTAGTCATTATCAGTTATGAATATTAATATTTTTGGAATTAATTTAAACTCATAGAGAAAATATAAAAATATACACAGTAAATTATATTATTTACTATATATATGGCACAACAATCTGGAATATTAACTTTAGAAAATTTACAAAAAGAATATGACAATACTATGATTTTATATATACAAGCACAAGAAAATTACAATTCAGCATTGAATTCTGTTGATAAAAAAAAATATATTACGATTCCGGGACAAACTTATTGGGGAACAGGTGCGATTCAACAACAAACAGATTCATCTATAAACGATTGTACTGCGCTATGCAGTAATGATGTAAATTGTAACGGTGCTACATTTGATTCCAAAGACAATACCTGTTGGACTAGAACCGGTGTAAGTAGTTTAACAACTGGCACCACAACGCAAACTGCCATTATAAGTGATGTAACAAATGCTGCGCTGAATTTACAAAGTTTAAACGATAAATTATTGTTATTAAATAAACAAATAACAGATTTTAAATTTGAAAATGAAAACACCACACCGCTTGAACAAACAAAAATAAATACAACTATAAATGAAAATAGCACAGATATGAAAGACCAGTACGACATACTTTTAAGCGACCGTAAAAAAATAAAAGATATTTTAGACGAATATTTCAAAATTAGTGCTGACAAACAAAATATGGAAATATATAATACACAGAATCGTATTTATTATGGTTTGTGGGGATATCTCGCATTTATTTTTATAATTATTGTCGTAAAAATGGTGATATATCCAGAATTGAATATTAAATGGAGCAGTTTTATTTTTTATACAATTTTATTTGCGGTTTTATTACTACTGGTACACTTTTTAAAGTCGGTAAATATATTTTTCATATTTATATTAATTATTCTTATAGCTAGTGTTATCATGTCTTTTTTCAACTAAAATATAAAAATGATTCTTTTATATTTTATGGTATATTTTATGGTATATTTTATGGTATATTATTGTATATTATTGTATATTTTTATATAATCTATTATTATATTAGTAAAATAAATATGGAAAATATAAACAATGATTTTAATTTAGAAAATATGAATATAAATTCAAATGACAATAATTTATCTGCGACACTGAAACAAGGAATACAATTCAAAAAATATCAACATAAAATTGTAACAAATAAACAAACTGAAGAAATAGCATTTGATTTAGAAAAAAGTGACACCTCGCATGTTACTGGTTTTAATAAATTAAGCGATGGACCATCAAATATTATTGAGGGTTTCGAGGGGCAAACCTCAACACCGGTTGATCAAATGGTACAATTAGGAATTTTACAAAGCCAATACAATGAGTTAGTACGGCAGTTAAATACTGAAAAACAAAATTTAATTACTGGTACGAATAATTATATCGATGGAATTTCAACTACGAATCCTTATTTAGGTAAGAATATCACTACAAAAAGTGACGGTAAAAGTTATTATATTACGGGTGAAGGGGTTGCCAAATTATATCCATCATCCACAATATATAATGAAATTATTGGTAAAAACAATTGCCCAAAAACGACAGAAGAAATCGATTCAATCCCTTCCTATATAAATACTACCAATGGAACTCCTATGGTAGTCGGTCAACAATGTGGTAAAGAAGGAAAAAATGTATTTGTTAAAAATGTTATTACTGATACAGGTGATACATATATAGGTTGTTATAATGATTCATTAGAATCGCCAGCAATGACATCGGTTAATAATGGGTCACAAGATTTTACTTTTCAAACTTGTAAACAAGCAGCGATTGATACGGGTAATCTTTATTTTGGTTTACAAAATTTAAACCCAACGACTAAAAAATCCTCGTGTTTTGTAAGCAATGATTATGACAAAACTACACAATACAAAAAATCGACACCTGATACAATTCCTTGTCAACCAGACAGTAGTGATAATTATATATACGGAGGTAAATCAGTGAATGCTATTTATAAAACACCCGACGCAACATATCTTGGATTATTTCCAAAAAATAAAGAATCTAGACCACCAGCGATGAAACTTTTGAATAGTGGAACACAAACATTTACGTATAATACATGTAAATTAGCAGCAAAAAACGCAAACATGAAATATTTTGGGTTAGAAAATTTTAATAAGAAAACTAATAAATCATCATGTTCGGTAGGTAATGATATTAGTAAAATTCTTTATAATATTGATGCTGGTTCGACATCATACATAACCGGGCCTATAGATAAAAAAAAATACGGAAATAATACGAATCGTACGGTTTATCAAGTTGATAGTGAAAAAAGTTATTATAATGGTTGTTATAACGATAATAAAACATCACCTGCTATGACTCCTGTTGGAGAAGGTGCTAGTACGTACTCTTATTACACATGTCAGGAAGAAGCAATCAAAAGCGGAAAAAAATATTTTGCTTTACAAGGTGGTAAGAATGGTACATCTAAATGTTTTGTAAGTGACGATTTAACAACCGCACAAAAATATGGTCCATATCAAGCATGTATGGATGTAAATTCAGACGGAGGAACATATAAATATGGAGCGAATGAAATCAACGCGTTGTATAAAATGAATTCCGCAGGTGTTCCATCAAATGTAGGTAAAATGGGTTATGTTGATGGAAATGACACTTTAATGGAATATCCAAGCACTATGATTTCCCCTGGAACAAATTATACTAAATATGATGGATATGACATTATAAATAAAAATCTTAAAACAATAAAAACAATTTCAAACACAACTTTTACCGCATGCATCGATGAATGTAACAAAAGTAATGAATATTATGGATTTGTCTTTGATAATAGTACCAACCCAAGTAATGGAAATGGTACTGGCTATTTGATGGGTCCGGATATTTTAAATCCATCTCTAAAAGTACATAATCCTAATACAAATTTATATATTCGTGACTTGAAAATGAATGGTATGGACGCTAGTTGTAACAGAAGCATTGAAAGTATAGATAGTAATCAATGGAAAAATTATTCCAAAGGGGCAAACATGACATCACAAACAAAATGTAGTTTAACAAAGGCTATTTCAGGACAAAATAATAAAATCATGGAATTACAAAATAAAATTACACAAGTGGGTGGTGAAATAATCATTATATTAAACAACTTAAAGAAACAAACGGATGATGTTAAAAGTAAAATAGGTATAAATAGTGATAAAATAGATTCCGATTTGGTAATGTATAACAAAACAATTAATGATATACAAAACTATAAAAATAGTGAAGATAATATGAATAATATAGTAAAAGACACCAATCTTTTGGTATTGTATCAAAATTATAATTATATGTTTTGGAGTATTTTAGCAATATCTACAATGATTATATCTATGAAAGTCATGGGTAAATGAAAATGATGGATAAATGAAATCAACCATAAAAATAAATTATTAAAATTAAAATAATTATAAATTATAATCTTATTATAATCTATATATAATTAATGGCACAACAACAAAATGTTTCTACAGATAATCAACAAATACTAGATAATATAAAGTCTTTACAAAATAGTGAACAAGACTTATTTAATGAAATAGAAAAAAATATCGCAAATAATACATTAACTACCGATTTAAGACAAAAATTAACAGACCAAATTGGTAAACTCACCGAAATGCGCGTTAATTTATATTCTTTCTTAAACAACGCATCACAAAGTACGGTGAATCATTTATCATCTTCGAGTGTGTTATCGACTCATCAAGGTCAAACTATTATTATTGTTGAAAATGAATTAAATCAAACCAAAAAACGTCTAGAGGATTTGAATAATATCAAATCCAACAATTTAAGAATGGTCGAAATCAATAAATATTACGGCGATAAATATCAAGACCAATCTTATTTAATGATGATAATTATTATTATATGTATTGTTCTTATTATTATAAAAATTCTACACAATAAAAATATTCTTTCAGACGGTTTATATGTTATTTTATTGATTGCAGCATTATCTACTGGTTTCATAGTTCTATTTTGGAAAATGGTTTATTTGTATTCACATGATAATTTTGATTATAATAAATATAATTGGGCTTTTAATAGTGAAACCGCACCAAAAATTGATACAGATAATATGAATTATAACAACCCATGGAAATTACCAGTAGTTCCAGATAGTGGTATTTGTAAAAATGTAACTAGTTACTGTGGTTCTGGCACTATGTATGATTCAAATAAAAATATTTGTGTAGCATTACCTTCGAGCGCAACTACATCAACGAATCCTGCTCCAATAAACGTAGATGATTATTTGCCAAAAAATCCATAAAAGAGTAGAAAATAAATATATTTTGATATTTATACTTTTTCATAAAATATGAAAAAATGTAAAAAATAAATAAAAACATAGTATAGGAGAATGGCAACGAATACACCAGATATAAGTGAACAATTAAATAAAACAATCGAACAAATTAATACTTATATAGAAAATTCAGCAGAACAACTTAGATGCGGACCAGATTGTCAAGCATTGGAAGCTACACAACAACTTAAGGAAAAATACGAAGCAGCAAAAACAAATCTAGAAAGCGCGCCAGGTGAATATCAAACAGCCAAAAAAAACTATTATACTTACATCATGGGACAAACTGGTTATGACGAATATATTAAAAATAATTTGACAGCGCAATCAAATAATATTGAAACAAATATCAATACTGTAATTAACCCTTTAATACTTGAAATGAAGAATTTAAATGATAGTTATAAAACAAGTTATTCTAGTTATACATATTTAAGAAAATTGGATGAAAAATACAACGGTGAAATCAATGAATTGAAACAAAATATTCAAGAAGCGGCGGTTACTACAGGAGACGTGACAACAAACGACCGCAAAACATTTTACGAAAAACAAAATTATGACGCATTAATCTCATATTATAAATTCTCTCTTTGGGTATTTTATTTATTACTCATTGTATTTACATTTTTATTATTTGCGATGAATCGGTCAATCGGTATTGTGAAAAAATTATTATTTATTGTTTTTTTCTTTTTTTTCCCATTTTTTTCCACAGATATCACATTGTGGATTATCCGTATTTTTTATAATTTCACGGAATTATTACCATCCAATGTATATACCAAAATATAATTTTATCATTTAGAAATAATTATATTTTTAAAGATTTATAAGTGCCAAACACTTTATCCCATAAAGAAAACCTTTTTGAATAATTACAGTTATTGAGAGAATGATGTAAATCATGGTCATCCGTATATAATTCGATATGTAACATTTTTGGTAACCACATAAATTGAGGGAATGAACAAGTTGGATATGATATTCTTCCTGAATGACCGCCTATTTCTATAAAATTTTTATAAACAGTAATCAAATGAAACTGTAAATAAGAAATCTTTGGAATCATAGACAATGTTACAATGGTTGGTATAGAATTGGTAATGATTAAATCATTATGGTCTTGATAAAAAGTTGTTATTGAAATCGGGTGATTGAATTTGTGATGCTTTTTATGTAAATATTTGTATATATATTTATGATGTAATAATCTGTGAGCGAGGTAATGAAAAAAATCAAAAATGATTTCAAAGAGAAAAGAATAGGGTATAAAAGAAACAATGTCGTTATAAATAATATCATTTGAAATAGAGGTATACATTTTTACATTTTGAAATTGGTATTGTTTTACAAAAAAATGAGTCATTGTCTCAACCGTTGTTGTTGTAACAACATTTACATGAAATTCATATTTGTATTCTTCCTTTGGTAAATTCAGTTCATCATTATTAATTTTTACTTTATTTTTTGTTCCATATTCAATAACATTCATTAAAATATAATTTCTTGTAATAAAAATAAATAAAGTGAGTAGAAATTCGAAAAATATGTGATGTTCATATATAAATATATTTTCAACATAGACGATAAACTTGTATTGATAATATCCTAATAATAATAAAAATCCATTGACAAAAACAAAATTTTTCAAACAGTTTTTAGATATCATACTATAATAAATTATTATAATAAATTATTATAACAACTGAGAAATAAATGGGAACTTATTCATTTTATAAAATAAATCAAGTAAAAACAGACACTTTATTTGTATCATTTTCTGGATACGGAAAACAGTATAGCGAAATTCCAAATTTTGAATTTGTAAACTTTTTTAGAACACATTTTAATGAAATCAATCGTCATTTTTATCTAGATACTTATGCGTCATGTTATCATAAAGGAATTTACGGAATATCAAATAATATAGACGAAACAGCGGAATATTTAAAAAATGAAATTAAAGATTATAAAAACGTCGTTTTTCTAGGTACATCAAGCGGTGGATATGCCGCAATTTTGTTTGGGTCACTCGTTAATGTAACAAGTGTTGTTGCGTTTACACCCCCAACAATTCGTATTCAAACAAATATCGATGAAAAATATAGAGATATCAGTAAATATATAAATACTACAACAAAATATTACCTTTATGGCGACTTAAGTATTAAACATGAAACACATCCTCACCATATTTCACACTGTGAACGTATTTCACATTATCCAAACGTATTTATTACAAAAAAAGAAGTTTTTAACCTTAAAAAAATGAGGGATAACGGTGAGTTGTATGAAATTTTATCCAGGCTATGTTAGACGCTTACACGCCAGTCATTTCATCCTCTTCCATCTCAGGTCTAATAATTGAAACACCTTGCCATCCGTCTTTTCCTTTCTTTGGAATTCCAAATTTCTTGTTCATGTAATCAAACAATTCAATACCCTTTGGAATTTTCTTGGAGTTGTAAAATTCGCAGTACCATTTCTTGAATGTCTCGCTGAGTTCCTCACGTTTTACAACACCGCCCTCAACCACCTCAATCATTTGTGATACAAAGGCAGCAATATGGTCCTCGCGTTGTCTATAGTTATTTGAGTACATCATCACCATTGGGCAATCTTCCACCTTTCCTTGGGTTTCGAACGCACGTTTTACAAGCATGCTCAAGAATGTCTCCGCCAACAATGGTAATTTGTCCTCCAATGTCTTGTCCTTTGGGAATATATATGGTGAATCCTCACTTGGTTTAATGTTCTCACTTGGGTCCGCGAATTTTGACATGTGTTTAATGACACGAATACGTCTCCATGTTCCATCATCATTACTGTTAATCACTGGTAATATATTGGTGCATACTACCAAGTCAAATTGTGGAATAAATGATTCACTTTCTTTGTATAATTGACGACCTACAATTGGGTCACCACCAGTCAATTCTTTCATGACACCTTCATTCAATTGGATTTCCTTGGTAGGCTCTTGCATACAAGCATATCTCACACCTTTTAAATTCATCACCTCTGATGATGTACCACCAATCGCATTTCTGCGTTCAGTAATGAGTGCTAATGGTAATGTTCCATAATAATCACCCAATGTTAATGACATTAATTTCGTAATTTTTGATTTTCCATTACTACCATTACCCAAATAGATATTGAATGTTTGGTTAATATTTTCACCAATTAATGAACCAGATAAATGGTCCCACATGTATCTGTTCAACTCCTTTTCAGGGTAAATCTTATCAAGTAAATCATTAATTACTAAGGATGTATCTCGATGATATTCTGGGTCGAATTCATAATAATCAATATTGGTGCTTTTTGTAATGTAATCATTTGGTTGTCCATTTCTAAAGATGCGATTTTTCAAATCAATAACACCATTATTACAGCATAATAAATACTTGTTCTTATCAACACGTTTATCGAACTCCTCGTCATACAACACTTCCATTGCCTCACGCATAATGTTGTTTTTTTCAGTACCCATTCTCAATTTAGGAATAATTATATTCAGCACTTTTAATAATGATTTCATCGACTCATATTTTGGGTCATCAGATGGAGTACTTTCCATGTCTACCATATTTTTGTCTCGTCTGGCAACATATAATTTATACATATCCGTGGATATAATATTTCGAATCGTAGTTCCCTTATCTTGAACCCAGTGATGGTCTCGAAATACATACCATATCTTGTCTTTAATTGAACTACACACATATTTGTCACCGCATAATTTCTTCAAAACCGTCGCAAAATCATAATCCGTTGGTTGAATAATTGTTTCTGTTACGCAATGCTCCACCGAGTTTTTCCTTATTTTCCAATATTCTTCTGGAGCGTCTTGTTTTGACCAATACATAATTGACGCACTTGTTATGCCGTCAGTTCTTACCTTGAAATATCGATTCCAATCTTGAAACAGTTTTGGGATTGTAGAATAATCAAAATCACTTGCTTTACTTCGCAGTTTTATCCAAGTATAAAACAATCTCTGGTCAGTCTGTTTCAACGCAAAAGCAACCATACGGTTTAATTCATGTGAACCAGGTTGATAATATTTTTCTGGCAAAGTCATTGTATAATCATGAATTTCTTTTATGTTTTGTTCAGTGGACATTAATTTTGATTGAATACTTTGAATGACACGGTCCAATGTCTGTTCATTTTCAATGTCTTCTAATGGAGTATTCGAATAATCTTGGTCCTCGTTGTTAATTAATGGAATAATTTTAGTATTACTTTGTACGCGTCTTATATTTAGTGGTTTCTTTTTATTACGTTCGCGTTCATCTATTTTTTCTTTCATTTTTGGATTTATTTCGAAACTAGGGTGGTCTGGATATTGTGCCGATAATTTAAACAAATCTTTTGACAAATCTATTTCGCTTAATGGTTTCTCTGTCACTTGGAATTCCGAATCAGTTTCATCAAAATTTACCTCGTAATAATGAGTTAATGTATACGTTTCATTTCCTGGTTTACATGAACCATACATTTGCCAATTAGCACTACCTTTGGCAACCCCAGCATCAATAATCGCCTCACAATCATTAATTACTGGTAAATTTTCCATTGTCATCGTTTCTGGAAGAATTTCAAGCGCCTTTTCACGTAACATCACTTGCATGGCTTTACTCATTTGAATACCAATAATAATATGAATACCATCCTTTGTTAATGAACCGTCGCTCAATCTATTTACGTGTGGTTTTTCCATGACATATATAGGAAATTTCTTACCATTTACAAAAATGAAGAATTCTTTCAATGGTTCCAAATAACACAAATTTATAATCTCTGAAATATTATCCGCATCGTGTTGTCTTACCTCTACATCATAACTATATCTAAAATCTAAATCTATACAAATTGGACCACCTACTTCCAACTGTTTTTCTGTAAGATGGTCTTGTTTTTTCCTTACAAAGACCTCTTCATAATACAGCCGAAGAAAGAGTTCATATTTATCTTTTGGTATACAATAGGACCCACCGTATATACCCTTACCAGGCATTCGTGTATGAGTTATTATTATTTTTTCCGTCGGATTATCATCTTTTCTTGTATTTGTTTTATGCTTTGATAAGAAATCGTTTATATCCTGATATTCACACGTTGTTCCCATTTAATTTAACTTATATACTACTTATATAATTATTTCTATTTCAATTTTTTAATTATATATTTTTAAATTTATTTTAAAAATAAAAAATATAAAATTATTTGTAATCTATTATGCTGTAATATATGTTACCTTATTGAAATACAAAGTGTTTCTTAATTATTTGGTAGGATTATTCAAAATAAAGTATTGTATATTATAAATAATGAACACCGCAGATACGACCGCAAATGCTAACGAATCCCCAACAACAAAAAAGCCTACAAAATGTTGTATTTGCGGACCAGTGAAAAATTGCGGACCGTATTTAGACAAAATATTTTCCAATATTGAAAAAATCGGTGAATTATTTGACGATTATATTATCATAATGTATTGTGATAAATCAAACGATAATACATTAGAAAAAATAGTTGAATATGGAAAAACAAATAGCAAATTGGTCTACCATGTGAACAATCAAAAAGTGTCTCCCTTTCGAACGCATCGAATCGCAAAAGCGCGTAATTTTTGTATTGACAAAATACGCCGAGACCACAGTGATTTTGATTTTTTTATCATGATGGATTGTGATGATGTCAATTGTAAAACCGTGTATCCCGAGGTTTTAGGAAAATATTTAGAGCGAAACGACTGGGATGCCTTGTCATTTCAAACATCACCAAAATATTATGACATTTGGGCATTATCCATCAAACCGTATAATTTTAGTTATAATCATTTTGAAAACAATGTCGCTTTTTACGATATTATTCAAGAGCATGTGACCAAACTATTGAAACGACTAAAACCGGGTCAATTATTACCCTGTATTTCAGCGTTTAATGGATTCGCAATTTATCGTATAGGTCAATTTCGAAATTGTTACTACGACGGGAGGGTACGTTTCAATCTTTTACCAAAAAACAAATTAGTAGAACACCAAAAAGCTGCAAATTCACTCATGGTATTTAAAGATTATGGAAATGTGAATGGTTTTTTTGAAGACTGTGAACATCGTGCGTTTCATTTACAAGCGATACGGAAAAACAATGCTAAAATACGGATTTCGCCGGAAATACTTTTTAGGTCATGATTTAACTAGTTTAGATATTATTATTAATTATTAATTATTATTTATATATGTATATATAATAATGAGTTTTCCAGAATTATTACGCGTATATCAATATGATAATAAAATTCGGTGTGGAGTAAATAAAGACGGAGGTTATGTAATTGGAGATATAAATGACGAAACCGGGTATGATTGTTATATATCTGCTGGTGTAAGTAATGAAGAAAGTTTTTCCAGAGATTTTATTGAAAAATATGGAATGACTAAGGACAATAGTTTTGCTTTTGACGGAACGATTGAAAAATATCCGGCGAAATATACTAAAAAAATACAATTTGTAAAAAAAAATATATCAAATGTCGCTACAAAAAATACGGTGAATTTAAACGGTCTAATTGATTTTTACAATAATATATTTTTGAAAATGGATATCGAAGGTCATGAATATAAATGGTTATTATCGTTGAATGAAACACAATTAAAAAAATTTAAACAAATTGCGATTGAGTTTCATAAAATAAATGATGACGGTATGGATGTTTTACACTCAAGTAAAATTGCTTGTTTTGAAAAATTAAATCATACACATTACATTATTCATATTCATGGTAATAATTATGGTAAACATACAAATAATATACCAAATACAGTTGAAATAACCTATATTAGAAAAGACCTATTCCAGAATATTCCAGAATTTAATACACAACCATTACCTATGGATAACTTGGATTATCCAAATAATATTAAAAAAGAAGATTATAATTTAAATTTTAGTCCTTTTGTAAATATATAATTTTTATATAATATATAATTATTATATATAATGTTGGAACCTCGTCCATTTAATATTTGTATGGTAATGTGGTATGACAGTGATGTAAGTATTTACGGTGATATGACTAAAAAAATAAATAAAAGTTACTGTGAAAAATACAATATTCATTTTATACATTGTGATGAAAAAAGATACGATGATAGACATCCAGCATGGGAAAAATTATTATTAATTCTAAAACATATTGAAAATTATGACTACATCATTTGGGTAGATGCTGATGCTTTTTTTTATATGGATAGTCCAAATATAAGTGAAATTATATATAAAAAACCAAATGTTGATTTAATATTTTCTGGAGATAAAAATGTAATCATGAATACTGGAATATTCATTGTAAAAAATACAAAATATAGTATACATTTTTTAAATGAATGGGCATATAATAACGAACTATACTCTTCGAACCCTTATCCACATTGGTGGGAAAATGGTGTAATCATAGATATTTATAATAAAAATTTATTAAATATAAAAGAAAATAGTGTAATTATTCCATACGGTATATTACAAGATTTTGATGAAAAATACAAAAATAAACCGTATATATATCATTTAGCAGGGAAAAATAAACAAATTAGAATACAAAAATGTTTAAAATATTATAATAAATATAATAATATATATAAAACTAATAACATGGAAATGAAAACAACTGATATCAACCAAGTTTTTTGTATTGGTCCATTTAATACTGGAACAAATTTACTTGAAAAAATATTATCGAATAGTGATTCTATAAATACAAGTAAAAATGAAAAAATTAAAATTATGAATAAAGAAAGAGACGAATGGATACCAAATGTGAATTTTAAACATTGTTTTTCAAGAGATATTTTAAATAAATATATTCATACACCAAAAACGGGAATCATTATATTATATAAAAATGTTTACAACTGGTTATACAGTATGAAAAAAGAACATTATGATATTAAACTTGTTAATAATAAATTATTTGACACCTTAGTGTTCTGTAATTATAAATTCGACAATATTATTCATTTATACAACTTATATTATACCATGTATATGGATATAATTCAACAAAATTCGAATGTTATTTTTGTAGATTATTACAAATTAATAAATAAAGAGAGTTCTTTTGAATATTTAAATCAAAAATTATCTCCTTTAGGAATAAAAATTAATAACAGAGAAACAATGATGAAACAATTAAATAAACCAGCAAAAACACATGGCAAATGTATTCAAAATTCTAACGTGGCATTACAAAATTATTTATTAAATCAAGAATTGGTTAAAACTTTTGTAATTAAAAATACAAAGTTGATACATACAATTGACACCAAAATTATTGAATATTTTGAAAATGAGGAAACTTGATAATAATATTTTATTTTATAAAAATATATAAAATATTATTTAAAATGAAATGTTGTATTTGTGGTACAGTTCGTGAGTGTGGTAAATATTTAAAAAATGTCTTTTCCAACATGGAAAATGTTGGGACATTATTTGATGATTATGTTATCATATTATATTACGATGAGTCCAAAGACAATACTTTAAAATTAATGGAAGAATATGCGACAATTAACTCAAAATTTACGTATCATGTAAATAATGAACCTCTCTCAATATATCGAACTCATCGTATTGCCAAAGGAAGAAATTATTGTCTTCAACAAATTCGCGAAAAATATAGCGATTATGAATATTTTGTAGTAATGGACTGTGATGATAAAGGAAGTCGCAAAATGAAAATAGATATGTTGAATTATTATTTAAAAAATAGAAATAGTGAATGGGACGCATTATCCTTTAATTTTCCAAATGAATATTACGATATATGGGCGTTATCTATCGGTCCATTTGTTGCGAGTTGTCATCATTTTGAAAATACCGGATTAGCAGTCAATTATTTAAACAATATTATAAAAAGAATAAATAAAACACATTTAATACCGTGCTATTCTGCTTTCAATGGATTTGCCATTTATAAAACAAATAAATTTATAAACTGTCGATATGACGGTAGTCTTAATTTGAATTATATCCCAAAAAAACTATTATTAGAAAATATAAAATTTTCTGGAAAAATGATTTTAAATAATGAAAAAAAACAAGATTGTGAACATAGGTCATTTCATTTTGAGGCAATTATTAAAAATCATGCTAAAATAAGAATTTCGCCACTTTGTCTATTTATATAATGGTAATTTTAACTCACTATAATGTTTACTATTATTTATCGTATACATTTTTTTATAATTATTCGCCAAAATATTTAATTGAAAAAAATGATTATAATTTATATTTCTATGTAATTTAACATTATTATTATTTTCTATATAATTATTTATACATTTTGTAAATGCGTCAGGACCAGTAACATGTAATATTTTTTGCTTTGTATTTAATACATTTATTCCTTCTATTGACGGTTGGAATTTTGTATGAATATAATTCGTTAATGTATTGATTGTTTCTAATAAATAAGGATGATTCGGGGCAAAAATGAGCAACCATTGTTCATAAGTTGGCGCATCTTTTCGCCATGGTTCTAAATTTGACCGAGGTATGTCAAGTATACAAATATCATCTTTTTGAATTATTTTAAACAATGGTGTGTTTATTTTTGATTTTATATCTAAATATACACCTCCTAATTTATACAATACACAATACCTGAAAAAATCCGCTTTCATTGCGCCATAACAATCATTTATACTTTTATATGCACTGTAAACATTGTCATCATAATTTTGTTTTATAAATTTATCACAATCATTATCATCATAAAATAAAAAATTAAAATTTGGGCATTTTTTTTTATTAGAAGAAATTATTTGTACGATTTCTAATGGTAATTTGGAATTTTTAAAAGTCTGGTGTACTATATTCGGTATTTTATAACCTTCCATTATTGAATTGTTTACAATTGTAGATTGATTCATCTTGTAATATAAAAGAATATTAATACTTATAGTTTAACTAAATATAAATAATATATTAATAAAACATATAAAACCATTTTTATATATTAATATAATCATGTCATCGAGTCAATCAAAAAATATTATTATATCAAAAGACACTATACAACGGTTGTTGAAAGATGTCCGCGATATTATTAAAAATCCGTTAACCGAAAACGGTATTTACTACGTTCATGACGATGAAGACATGTTAAAAGGTTACGCATTAATTATTGGGCCTGGCGATACCCCTTATTTCGGGGGAAATTATTTTTTTGAATTCAAGTATCCTGCGGATTATCCCCATAGTCCACCCCATGTGACCTATTGTACAAATGGAGAAAATATTAGGTTTAACCCGAACTTATATACTGGTGGAAAAGTATGTATTTCTTTATTAAATACCTGGCGTGGCGAACAGTGGACCTCTTGTCAAACTATTTCAACCGTATTGTTGAATTTATGTACTTTATTGAATAATGACCCTATATTAAATGAACCTGGTGTTACCAATACACATCATGATTATTCCAAATACAATAAAATAATTGAGTACAAAAATATTGATATTGCGATTTTAAAAGTATTGAATAAAAATCCGGGGGTGTATATGGAAAAATTTGACTGTTTTTATCCTCATGTTAAAGAACAGTTTTTAAAAAATAAAGACGAAATACATAAATTCCTTGAAGAAAAACAAAAAGAATTTCCTGCGGTTGAAAAAATAACAACGAGTTTATACAATATGAGTGTAATCATTGATTATGAAAAATTATACAAGGATTTTCGATGTAGTGTTGAAAAATATGCGAGTTTAGAAAAATGTGAATCTACTGGTGGAAAATGTGAGACCGATGGAAAATAAAATACAATAGTATACTATTCTACCTGGCAATTTCCCATGTTATTAGCATTGTATTTAGATGTCATATATAGCCTATAATTAAACTCAATCAAAATAAAATTGATTTATTTATTTTCATTTAATTTGGTTTCAAATAAAATAATATAAAGATATTTTATAAAAATATAAAGGATGCATTTCTGTAGCACATGTCAAAATATGTATTATATTCGTATTGATAATGAAAATACGAATCAACTGATTTATTATTGTCGTAATTGCGGAAATGAAGACAATTTAATTACAAATGACAGTGTAAGTATATTGAAAACTCATATTAAAAAAAACGAACAAGAATTTGCGCATTTTATTAATAAATACACTAAATTAGACCCAACATTACCGCGCGTAAACAAAATATTATGTCCAAATGAAAATTGTGATACCAATAAAAAAGACAAGGAGCGCGAAATTATTTATATTCGTTATGATGATGTGAATATGCGATATGTTTATTTATGTTCAACATGTGACACTGTTTGGAAAACCGAGGATATGAAATAAAAAGACGATTTTAATATTTTCAATCAATTATCATTTAGACATAAATTATTTGTTTTACTAGTTGAAACTTTATAAAATAAAGAATGGATATTTTGTTGGATAAATTTTTTTGTGATTTCATACCATTTCAAAAAAAAAGAGTAAGGTTTTCCAATATTATTGATTGTATTTTAATTCCTTGTTGTAATGATTTATATGTCATTAAAGATGATTTATGGTGGACAAGTATTGAATGTGATTTTTTTTATTATTCGAGCGTGCGAGAAATTAAACGTTTTATTAAAAACCGTGACCCGACGTTAAGTTTCAAAGAGGGAAAAATTATATTATATCAATCCGGAATATATGATTTAGAAGATTCTTGTTACATTTAATCAACGCGATTTTTACGATTCCTTGGTAAGCAATTTTATATAATTAAAAATTGAATTAAAAGTATAATATTAAGATGTATATTAAGATAATATATATTTTAACTCAATGAATAAAAATAAAGAAACCACGAATAGTATTAAACTTGTTAAAAATATAAATCCTGTAAAAATAGACATTCCCAAACCAATCTTAAAATGGGTGGGTGGAAAAACTCAAATTCTAGATAAACTTATCGTTGATTTTCCTACCGAAATAAATAATTATCGTGAAATATTTTTAGGTGGAGGAAGTGTATTGTTCACGCTGTTATCCTATGTGAAAAACGGGATTATTAAAATAAATGGGAAAATATACGCGTACGATTTGAATGAATCATTAATCTACGTTTATAAAAATATACAAACTCGTCACGTAGAATTATATGATACAGTTCAAAATATAATTACTGAATTTAACCAATGCGGTAATGGAGAAATTAATAGGAAACCTACAAATATAGAAGAGGCTAAAATCGCGAAAGAAAATTATTATTATTGGATAAGAGATGAATATAATAAATTATGCTTGAATGATAAAAAAAGTATATTTGCGTCTGCTATGTTTATATTCTTGAATAAAACATGTTTTCGAGGGGTATTTCGGGTCGGTCCAAAAGGATTTAATGTTCCATATGGACACTATCATAATCCAGAAATCATAAATAAAGAACATTTAGAACAAATACAGGATTTAATACAAAATGTAATATTTGAATGTTATGATTTTAATACATCACTCACAAATGTAGAACTTGATGATTTTGTTTATCTAGACCCACCATATGCGCCAGAAACAAATACATCATTTGTAGGTTACACTGAAAATGGTTTTGGTATTGAAAAACATACTGAACTATTTGATTTAATACATAAAATGACGGAAACAAATAAAAAAATGATGTTGAGTAATGCGGATGTAAGTTTGATACGTGAAAACTTTACAAATAAAAATTACAATATAACATCTATTTTATGCAAAAGGTCTATAAATTCTAAAAAACCAGACGCAAAGGCAAAAGAGGTTATTATTAAGAACTATTAGTCATGTATTCTATTATTTTTTGTTTATACTCATCTTCATTTCCCCAAAATACGGGAATATTGTGTTGATGTAAATACTCTAATACACTAGTATATTCTTTATTCTTGAACCATTCCGAAAGACAATATATATAATGTATTGTATAATTTGGAAATTGTTGACTATAGTGTAATTGCTTGAAGGGACCTGTTTGTATTTTTTCATCAACAGAACCGCTCCCTTGTTGAAACTTTTTTTCAATAATAAATACGATTTTTCGGTCATTGTCAATATATGCTTCATCTGGTTGTTTACAACCCGCTGCTTGTTGTAATGTGTTATTTACCTCTCCACGATATTTCATATATTTATATAAATTTGCTTTATTTGCCCGTACATATTTACTTTCACTACCATTAAATGTTACGATATAGGTGTTGGTTTCTTTGTCAAATATACTTGTCGCGTATAATGGTTCTAGGTTTGTTTTTTCTTCATATAACAAACCATTTTTATTCGTATTTGCGCCGCCAGCACCGGTTCCTTTATTTATAATATTATTTGTATTTTTTTGTATAACCAACGAATCATTGTCACTTGGTAGTGCGTGATTTATAATTTCCATTCTATTGTTGTATGATGATAGTCGTAATTGTATTTAAAATATAATACATTTAAAACATTTTCAATTTTAATTTACAAAAACAAAAATGCCAATAAAATAAAATTGATTTTTATTTTATTTAAAGAATATTTAGTTAATATAAATAAGATGAGTGATAACGAAAACGACAATTATTCAAGTGAAGCGGAAACAGAAGAGTCCGAGAATGAATTATCCGAAAAAGAAGAAGATGAAGAAGAAGAAACACCTAGTATTAAAAAAATAATGACAGCAGTCGAAGATTCTGATGATGATGAAGAAGAACAACAAGAGGTGGAAGATAGCGATGAAGAAGTCGAGGATGATGATGTTGATGATGATGAAGATGATGACGATGAAGAAATGGGACAACAAGCAACATTATCATCCAAAACTTTAGAACAAACTAGTATGGATGATGATGATGAAAATACAGATGACGACGAAGAATTAGAAGATGAATCATATTTACAAAAATTCAACGTGGATTTGAACAAAAATTATATTTTGGAATATCATCCCGAATGCGCTATTAATAATTATGATGAAATCATTGCCTTAACAAATGTTATTAGAGACCAAGATAATAATATTATCGATGACCTACACAAGACATTGCCTTATTTGACAAAATATGAACGCGCCCGTATATTGGGACAACGCGCCAAGCAAATCAACTCGGGTGCCAAAGTATTTGTAAAAGTTCCGGAAAATGTGATTGACGGTTATGTCATTGCGCAAATCGAATTGGAACAAAAAAGAATTCCGTTTATTATTCGACGACCAATCCCAGGTGGTGGTTGTGAATATTGGAATTTAAAAGATTTGGAAATTATTGGATTTTAGATGAAACCAATTTATTTATTCATCATCAAATTCTCCTGATAAATTTTTTCCTTCACCTTCTCCAACTACAACTGGGTCTGGGTTTGTTCCTTTTACTGGAGCTCCAGCGTCAGGTTGACCACCAACTAATCCCTTCTTGAATTCATGATAATCAATATTTCGGTTTTTATTTAAATCAAAATAATTAAATAAACTCTTCAAGTCCTTGTCAGAAATTTTAGTATGACTTAACTTACTTCTTAAACCTCTTTTAAATTCCTTGAAATCAATATTTCTATTTCTGTTGGTATCAAAAAATGAAAACAACGCATTAAACTTTTCTCCAGAAAGTTTTTTATTCATGCGTTTCATAGTTTTCTTGTATTTGTTAAGTTTACTTAAACTTAGTTTTTTGCTTGACTTGCGACCGATTTTTCTAGTTTTACCAGGCATTATAATATATACAAAGAAAAAAATACAATATATACAAATAATGGAGTAATCATCTAAAACTATTTTTCCATTTTTTCTAAATTGTTAAAATTCAAATTATTATTTTCATAAAATTTAACGTCATCTTCAATATCAAAACTTGAACCTAAATGTTCTAATATATCTGAATATTCAGGTCTAATATGTGTTGTTCTTTTTAATTCACCCGGTTCCAATTTTGGCATGTTGTCCATATTTTGTTTTTTAGACAATAATTCAAGATTTACAAAATGGAGTTTTTCATATAAACCTTCTGAGTTAATAATATCAAGTGATGTGACTTTACGAATACCTTTATACACAAAAATATTATCATCGTTGTATTTTTTTTCAATAATATATTCTTCATTGTCTTTTAAACAAGCTGGATGAGTTTCAATTGTGTGAGTTTCCATTGTTTTATCTTTATGTGTGTAATCTTTTTATTTATATTAGAATTAAATATAAATAAAAATAAATCAATTTTTATTTTATTTACAATTTACTCATCATCACTGGACGAGTCGTTGTCCCATTCTGGTGAACGTATTTTTTTACCACCATTATAAGGAACCGCAAATTTATTTTCAAGCATCCATTTATTCACGCTTACATCATCAACATATACATCTGCCAATATTCGCCCATATTTTTCTGTAGAAACATTTTTTAGTTGAACAATTTGACCCAAAATAACATTGGATAGACACATTTTAGAATTCAGCGCCAATTCTTTTTCAACCGGTGATTTTGATTTGATTTCAGGGGAATCAATGCCGCGTAGTCTTACTGAAAATCTGTATATTTCTGATGATTTATACGGGAGTTTTGATGCAATCGTAATGGTATCGCCGTCATATACTTTAATTACTTTTCCGCGCGTGACTGGTGGAACAAATGGAGCTGTATTATCCCAGTCAGCATCCTGTAAATTATTGACGGATATTCTTCTCTCTCTGTTCTTTTTTTTATTATTGAAAAATGAACAAAAACATAAATATCTTTTAATAGAAAACGCCATTATATAATATCATTATTATAAATTACAATATTTTCATTAAAAATCAATTTTATTTTTAGACTCAATGAGAGAAAATGGTATTTTGGGGGAAATATATAATAAAAATGATTTAAATATCGGTTCATATAAAATATAAATAAAACTCCATATTATATAATGACTCAAATAGTTAATATTCCAAAAATATACAATACACGCACTCATAACCACATGAATCAGCGATTCATCACTTGTTATTTTAAAATCGCATATAGTACACACAATAAAACATATAAAATATCTGCATCACACACTATCAAACAATTTATTCAAAAAATGAAAAGATATATTCGAAATGATTTTTATCTTGAATTACTGGACGTTCCCAATTTTGAATTTGTACGTGCCGACCATTATTCTATTCACGGTGTTGCGTCTGAACAAGGACCAGCACTAGTGTCTACCCCGACTCATACTTTAGGGTCACTGGTTGGCACAGATGAACATACGGCAGATGAAAATTATTTAGCCTTTTATATTCGCCCATGTGAGGAACAAAATAGTATTCATAATAATACTTAAAAATAAATCTATATGTTATATATAATATGCAAATATTTGTGAAAACGCTCACGGGTAAAACAATTACCATCGAGGTTGAACCAACTGATACGATTGAAAATGTTAAGACAAAAATTCAATCGAAGGAAGGGATCCCAAACGACCAGCAACGTCTGATTTTTGCCGGTAAACAGCTAGAAGACGGTAGAACATTGGCTGACTACAACATACAACACTCTTCAACGCTCCATTTAGTATTACGACTTCGCGGTGGAATTTAGAGTGTATTGATGTATCTTTTTTTATTATATAAAATAACTTAAAATATTTTTATATATTATAGTAAAATGAATAATTGTAATGGATGTAAAAAGGATAAATTTTTAGAATTGTTTTGTGAAAAAAACAAGAAATTTAAAACTTGTATTGACTGTAGAATTCAGTCTCGTAATTGGAGAAAACAAAATATAAAAACAGTATCATTATATAATAAATTTTGTAATGAAAATAAATTAAACGATACAGAAAAAATATATATTTATTCAAGAAAGTATAATTCTAATGATGAATGGTTAAAATTTGAATCACAATTAGAAGCGGCAAACAAATTAGGTGTATTTGCTGCGAATGTTAATAAAGTAATAAATGGAAGTTTAAAAAGTACAGGAGGTTATGAATTTAAAAAAGAAACTGAAATTTATAAAGCTAAAGAAAGTAACTGGGAAGAAATTAAAAAAGAAAATAATATTGAAAATAAATGTAAAGGATTACCTTCAAATCATAGAATTTTACATGAAACACATAATGGGGTTACTGGAAAAAAATGTTGTAAATGTAAATCTTGGCAACCATTAACAGAATATAATTTATTAAAATCACATTGGGATAATTTGAGAAACGATTGTAAAAAATGTCTTATAAATTGGAGAAAAGAAAATAGAAAAAAAATAAATGACAATTTTTTAATATATGAAAAAAATCGAAAAAAAATAGACCCACAATTTAAACTTTTAAAAAGTTTACGATGCAGATTAAATTGTGCTATTAAAAGACAAAAGTCATACAAAAATAATAAGACAACTGAATTATTAGGGTGCTCTATTTCTTTTCTAAAAAATTTTTTAGAAACAAAATTCAAAGAAGGAATGACATGGGAAAATCACGGTGAATGGCATATTGACCATATTAAACCGTGTGCGTCATTTAACTTACTTCATGAAGAAGAACAGAAAAAATGTTTTCATTACACTAATTTACAACCATTATGGGCGAATGAAAACTTGAGCAAAGGATGTAAATATACGGATAATGAAAATATAATCATAAAGGTTTAATATTTTTATGCGGTTAAAATATATTTTTTGCCTATACATGCAAAATATATATTACATATTTGTTTCATTTTTCGTTGTATTTGTCATTTCTTGATTGGCAAAAAATAAAATAAACGCCAAGAAAATACCAAAGAAATTCTTTGAGAAAAAGTCCAAAATATTATACATTACATTTTTGATTTCATATGGCAATACAGATGCGACACCATATAAAGACCATATACCGCAAAAGTACCAAAATATTTTTATACCATTGGCGGAATATATAGCATAATTTATATAAATAATGGAAAACATCAGTATAAATGGAATGAATCCCAAAAATGCCGCCAAATATTTCGTTATTTTCTTTAGTTCACCTAAATAACCAAAAGCCAACATGAGGACATTCAATAGAATGATAGGTATCAAAATCCAGAGATTTTCTTGAACTAACTCGAATATATTTTTGTCGATTACCTTGTTTTCTTCCCTGTATTTTAAATACAACAAATAAAATGAATAGGTAAATAACATGATAGGCGTAGTAATAAACCAGTCATTATAACGGAAAGGCGTGATATCCGCAATTTTCGAAAAATTGGTTGTCATCCAAATATAAAAAGATCCTTGGATAATTTGAACAAATAATTCTAACCATAGCAGTTTTTTTAAAAATAAAAAAGATGGTGGTACTGTTAATCCCAATACATAATAACCAAATACCACCGCAAATATTTGAATAATCAAAGCGAAAATACCGGTTCTATAAATTAAATTGTTCATGTATTATATTTTACAAATATTATATTTTTATTGAAAATATCGAAGAATCTAAATTCTAAAATTTTCAAATTTCAACAAAAGAAAATCAGAAAAACCAAAAATGGACATTTTTGGTATGTCCATTTTTGAAATATGCCAGTATTTTGATGAAAAACACTGTTTTTTAGCTCATTTTACAGCATAAAGCTCTCCTGGTTTTTTCACGAATTTTTACACGAGAGCATAATTTTGTGAGCATAAATTTTAAGTATTCATTTATAAACTATTTAAAATTATAATATTTAGGAAATATATCCTAATGGAACCTAAAAATGAGGAGCTAAAAAGTTCCAAAAATTTTCATTGTGAACATTGTAACTATTTTACATCACGTAAAAGTCAATATGATAGACATTTATTAACCGATAAACATAATTTCCTAATAAATCCTAATAAAAAAGTTCCAGATAAGATATACACGTGTGAATGTGGAAAAGAATATAAACACCAAACCACATTGTGTGCTCACAAAAAAAATAATTGTAAGTATAAGAGTAATAGTGAACAATGTATACAAGACAACATAGTCATGAATATAGAAGAAGACAAATCAAATGCGGAATTCGACGCGGAAATGATAATAGAATTGTTAAAACAAAATCAAGAATTTAAAGAGCTTATTTTAGAGCAAAATAAACAAATGATGGAACAGAATAAACAAATACTCGAATTGAGCAAAGACCGCAATGTGACAAATAATATTACACAAAACAATAACAATAAATTCAACTTGAATGTTTTCTTGAATGAGACCTGTAAAGACGCGTTGAATTTAAGTGATTTCTTGGAATCACTCATTCTAACTCTAACAGATTTTGAAAATTTTGGACCACTCGGTTATTGCGGAGGGATTAGCAATATTTTAGTCAAGGGATTAAACAAATTAGATATAAGTAAACGACCGATTCACTGTAGTGATTTAAAAAGAGAAGTTATTCATGTCAAGAATAATGATACTTGGCATAAAGACGATGATAAAGAGCAAATGATAAAAGCCATCAAGGCGATTGAACACAAGAATGTGAAGCAAATGTCTCTTTGGGCGAAAGCCAATCCGGAATACAAAGACCCGAATCATAAAAAAAGTGACCTCTACACGAAGTTAATTGACCAGAGCTTGGGTGAAACAGATAAAGAAAAAGCCCAAAAGAATTACAATAAAATAATTCGAACCGTAGCTAAGGAAATTCTAGTAGACAAGGAAAAATAAATTATTTACAGTTTCTAAAATATAAGTTATACTTCATTTTTTTTGCTAATAATTTGGCGGTTTTTATTCCCTTATAACTATTTCCTGCTTTATTTAGTGGAGGAGAAATAATACCGATACCCATAACACCAGGAACAACAATACATAATACTCCGCCAACACCACTTTTTGCTGGTAAACCGACCTCAGTCATCCATTCCTCGGATTCTTCATATAATCCATTCGCACTCATGTGTGTTAGAATATAAGGAATAAATTTTTTATCAATGACATATTTATTTGTTTTTGGATTCACGCCTTGGTTTGCCAATGTAGCTGCCATAATTGCGACATCTTTGCTAGTTACAAGTGTCGAACATTGTCTTGTATACACATCAACGGTTGTTGGTACATCTCCATAAAATCGATTATAAGATTTCAATAAATATGCGATTGACAAGTTATGTTCAATATTGGACATTTCAGATTTATAAATACTCGTGTTTATTTTCAGTTTTCTTCCAGCAAAATTGCTCATATTGTTTAAAATTTTGTTTTCAAATTTTTTTTTATCTTTTTCATACATTAAACTAGTGGTCGCCATTGCTCCGCCATTATAAAAAGAATTCATCGTATGTATTTTTGATTTTTCGATTGCTGATAAAGAATTAAATGCGTCTGCAGATTCTTCTGTTCCAATTTTATTTTTAACATGTTCAATACCGTGAGTTTCTAAAGCTAATGCCAATGAAAAAACTTTAGAGCATGATTCAATTGCGAATTCTTTTTTATAATCTCCAATATTAAATTCTTCACCATTGACAGTATAAATAGAAATTGCGTATAAGTTTGGGTTTACCTTTGCTAATTCTGGTATGTATGATGCATTTTTTCCGCCTTCTGTATTTTTTAATTTATTGTAAATTTTTTCGACATCTTCTAAATTCAACATTTGTTAATATATATATAATTATATAATTTTTTATATATTTTTTACTTATATGTGGAAAATATATATTTTATCTACGATACATTTTTTATATTATTTATACAAAATTTATTAATATTTTCGAAGAACTATATTTATAAAATTTATAATTTTCAACAAAAGAAAATCAGAAAAAGTAAAAATGGACATTTTTGGTATGTCCATTTTTGAAATATGCCAGTATTCTCTTGAAAAACGGGGGTTTTTAGGTCATTTTACAGCATAAAGCTCTCTTGGAATTTCCCCAAAAAAACACATGAGAGCATAATTTTGTTAGCATAATTTTTTGATTTTATGAAAAACAAGTTTAAAGATTTATATATTTTAGTATATTAAGCAACAAATGGCAACATTTAGCAACAAAAACGCGTCAATAAACGCGTCGATAAACCAACCAGAATTTGTCTGTAATATTTGTGATTATAAATGCTGCCGTAATTTTGATTTGAAACGTCATTATAACACCAATAAACATAAAATCAACAAAATGGCATTAGACGACGCTAAAAACGCGAAATTTAGATGCGATAATTGCGAAAAAAATTTCAACGACCGTTCGGGTTTATGGAGGCATAAAAAAAAATGTGACCAATCAAAAGAGACAGAAAATATCATAATAAATGTAGAAGAAGATAAAGCAAACGTTCAATCGAATGAATTTGACAGCGAAATGATATTAGACCTTTTAAAACAAAATCAAGAATTTAAAGACCTTATTTTAGAGCAAAATAAAAAAATACTAGAATTAGTATCTGCCGTAAATATTACAAATAATAATAACATTACCAACAACACAACAAACAACAATAAATTCAACTTGAATGTATTTTTGAACGAGACATGTAAAGATGCGTTGAATCTAAGTGATTTCTTGGAATCGCTGATTTTAACCCTAACCGATTTTGAGAATTTTGGACCCCTCGGGTATTGCGGTGGTATAAGCAATATTTTAATCAAGGGATTAAACCAATTAGATATAAGTAAACGACCGATTCATTGTAGTGATTTAAAGAGGGAGGTGATTCATATTAAAAACAATGATACTTGGCATAAAGACGATGATAAACAACAAATGATAAAAGCCATCAAGGCGATTGAACACAAGAATGTGAAGCAAATGTCTCTTTGGGCGAAAGCCAACCCGGAATACAAAGACCCGAATCATAAAAAAAGCGACTTGTATACAAAACTGATAGACCAGAGCTTAGGTGAAACAGACAAGGAAAAAGCGCAAAAGAATTATAACAAAATCATTCGTACTGTAGCCAAGGAAATCCTGGTAGATAAAGAGAAATGAAAATGTAATTTAAATGATGCTGCGCGTTTTGAATAAACGATTCATATTAGTGACTTCGATTTTGTTCTCCTCTTTATAGAATAATTTATTTATTTGTTCATCATCTCTAAACCGTATAGAATAGTTTTGTTGAATATTGTTACGACCAACACGTCCAAGAGCCTGTATAATCTTTTCTTGAGTTAATTTCATATCTTTACTCAAGTAAGCATGACAAAACTGATAATTGGTTCCATAAATGTAATCACTCGACGCAATAATCATATATAATTTCTGTTGGTCTGCCAGTTTTTTCATGATTTCTGTATAAGTAATATTGGGATGATTTGTGAAAACACCGATACCCATGAGTAACAATATTTTCCAACTATCTTCGACATCATTCAAAAGCATAATATCTGTAATAGTGTCTTCGTCAATATCACTAGTAAACGCACCAACTGTGTTTAATGTGTCCGCCCATTTTTTCAAATGTAATGGTTTGTTTGGAATAAAGGTTTCATTTAATTCCGCTGATTTTATCATTGACCTCAATAGTGTTAAATCCGCATTTAGTTTAATTACCTCCCCGTCTTTTTCACCGATATCTTTGTCGCGACTTTTGGATTCATTTTTTAGTTTTTTAGCAGCATAACTGTCATCACCGGATTGTTGTTTCATAGTTTTTTTCTCAATTAGATCTTCTAATTTATGTTCAAGAATCGTGATTTTTTCATTCACTTGATTGTTGAATTCTATTTTAGCCAAAATATCTTCCATCACTTTTGCTGGAATATTTGCCTGTTGAATACAAAATTTTGCTATTTTTTCCACATCAGCAGCCAAGAACAAAGTAGGTCCGTCAGTTAATGTATATGCGTCTTTTGTTGAAACATAAATCGCACAACTATTACTTGATGCGTTTTTATCTTGAACATGAATCGTTGATTTTTTAATAGGAACACCTTTGGGGTCAATGGTTTCATTGTTTTCAATTCGTTTCACTCGATTTGTTTTCAAGGAAATATAGATTGACCCCCACGAACCGCCAATGACATTTTTCAAACAGCGCAAATAGTGTAATTTAATGCTCATCATATTTATATCATCTATGCTAGCAAATTTACGCGCAATTTTGTTACTGTGGATAACATAATTATTTTTATCAACAAAGAGTATAAATTCAACGACCTCTTTCAAATCAAAATAACGCAACAGGGTCAAATTGTTTTCACAGTTTTCAACGATTTCCAAAACCCTATCATAATCAGTGCTCATGAAATGAGGCAATACAACGTAACCATTGTTATTTATAATAGGAATCGTCTTTTTACAATCATGACTCACAATATTTACGATTTGTGCCCCGGGGAATTTCTCTTTGAAATCCTCCAAGGTGTCCGTTAGTTCATGTAGTTTCGGCAATGTCGCAGATGATAATATCATATTGGGTATCAAATTTTCATTCCAATTCTTTTGGATGGTTTCGTGTAAATCGTGATTTTCATAATCAAGGGTAATGGTGGGTTCATCCCAGTAAACAACAATGTTTTCCACTGGATTGAATGCCTTCATATAATACATCGCAGGCAAATATGATTTCAAGTCACAAATAATAATTTCCACTTTATCACCTACACTGTTATCTACTTTTTTGATTCGGCCATCGCGTTTGTTCACGGTGTATTCTTTCGCCGCAAAATAATGTAATCGAATGTCATCCGCACTAGAACACCCAAAAGCGAACGCTATTTTTTTACCGACGGAAATCGCTGCGCGAGCCAAGGCTAAACCGACGTGACGCGCGGCGCATACAAATATGACGCGATTTTTCTCGGAAATTCCAATGGGACTCAGCGTTTTTCCTGTACCGGTGGGAGCAATATAAAGGACCAACCTAGGAGCTGGTGCTTTTTTTTCAGTTGAGCATAACGGTGATACATCATCATCATCACTATCGCTTTCATCGTCACCATTTTGCTTTTTTTGGAGTTTACATTCAGCGCGAAAGGAGGCTTGACGTTCGTCAAAGTCTGGATTTTTCATAGTGGAAAACAATTGTTTTTGGTGTTCGTAGAGTGAAATATCGCCGTATTTCAAAATGACACTGTTTTTTTCAATGAAATCTACGGAATGTTCGATGACTTTGGTTAAATCAACGTCGTCTTCATAGAGTGCGAGAATTTTTGTGACAAACAACAATACGTGACGGTTCAAGTTATGAATCGAGTTTTTGATTAATTTACTCAAGGTGAAATAATGAAATAACCATTTTGAACTCTTTTTTTCTTTGTATTTGACAATTTGTTCAGCGGTGTCAATGAGCAAATATTCATAGGCGTTATCATGGTTTATTTTGGATGGGTCGTTTTTTTCAAGACGGATTAGGTCTGCTTTTTTAATTGTTGGATTGTTTTTCGCGGTCATGAGTTGAAATACAGACAAGACAGTTGGATAATTTTTTTTGATTTCGTTTAATTTAGGGGAAAAGTATTTATTATATAAATAATCTTCCATAGATTCGCTGTATTCGATTTTTAAATATTGAAACAGGGAAAGATAACGGTTATACTTGATGTTTACATTGTTGTAACCTTGTATAATAAGGTTTAATACTTCTTTTTCTTGTTCAGAAACAGGGGTTTCTATAGTTTCCCATTCGTTTTTAGTAAGTTTTCTTTGGTTTAGATCCATTTTTTGGTTTTTGAGTTGTATGATATACTATGTGTAATTATTTGTAAGTTGTTTTACTATATTTAATAATAGTAAATAATAATCAATTTTAATTTGGGGTATTTCATTTTCTCTCAAAAGGTGTGTTTTATAAAAATAAAAATTGAAAAGAATAAAGACAACTTAAACTTTTATATTATAATTATAGTTTATACAATACAAAAATGACAGAATTCTCAACACGCATCTTTTCAATTGAGGGAAATATTGGTTCGGGTAAATCGACATTACTTGAAAATCTAAAGAAGGAATTTTCAAATAACAAAAATATTATATTTATGAAAGAACCGGTCGACGAATGGGAGGAAATTAAAGATGCCGCCGGAAATACCATGTTACAAAAATTTTATCAAGACCAGGATAAATATTCGTTCCCATTTCAAATGATGGCATATATTTCTCGACTGAACTTATTGAAAACAACGGTTGAAAAAAATCCAGGCGCAATTATTATTAGCGAACGAAGTTTATACACTGATAAATTTGTGTTTGCGAAAATGCTTTACGAGTCTAATAAAATAGAAGACGTAAGTTATCAAATATATAACAAATGGTTTGACGCATTTGTAAAGGATTTCCCCATATGTGGAGTCATTTATGTGGAAACAGACCCCGAAATCTGTCACGAACGAATTGCCAAACGTTCTCGTCTAGGGGAATCAAACATTCCATTAGATTATTTGAAATCGTGTCATAGTTATCATACCCATATGTTGAACAGTGATTTTCAAAAAGTATCTAACAGGCAATTAGTGTTGGATGGAAATACGGATATTTATGAAAATCAAGATATATTGGGCGATTGGATTGAAAATATAAAATCATTCATCAAATAATAAAATAATTATACATTCTAATCACTCCATGTTTTGCTAAGTTCTTTATATAGATTCGTTGCTGCTTTATCAATGCTTCTTTTTTCTTTTACATTTTTGAAAATGATATAAAAAAGAAAAGATAAAACCCCGAATCCAACAACTATCAAACTAATCCATACCGCAATATTTCCACCATTGTTAGTAGAAATCATGGGTAAACCTCCTGTGAATTTTTCAAATTTCCTGGATTCATTGTATTTATCCAGAATAAAGCGAGATAAAAAGTATGCCAAGATAAATAACGCAATGTAATATAAATATTTAAAAAAACGATTATTTTTGGGCGTTTTCATTGTATATAATATTATGATATAATATTTTCTCTCTGTAGTGTTCTAAATAAAATAAAAATTGAATAATTATATTTGTACTATTACAAATGTATAATTATTATAAGTACATGTGTTATAAAACGGGTGTAAAAATATTTCCAGAAAGTATGTACGCATCCCCGCAACCTGAAACCGATTACGTTTTATATTTTGACGGGTGTTGTAAAAGTAATCCTGGTCCAGGCGGTGCAGGTGCGGTTTTATATTATAAAGGTGAAGAAATATGGGGCGCCTCTAAATTTGTCGGGGTGCGCGCCACAAATAACACTGCTGAATATGGTGGGCTCATTCTTGGACTACAAGAAGCAGTTATTCGTGAAATCCGCGAACTAACTGTAAGGGGAGATAGTCAATTAGTCATCAAACAAATGCGCGGTGAATACCAGGTGAAATCTGATAGATTATTAGAATTACACCATTCTGCGAAATCAATCGCGGAATATTTTGAAAACATTTCATTTCAACATGTGTATCGCGATAAAAACAAACGCGCCGATGAATTATCCAATATGGCACTCATGAAATAACCCCTGGGTCACCCGTTTTCAATATAAGAAATGTTCAACCTTTTTTGCGGTTTGAATTTCAATAAATCCAGCTGTTTGCTGGTCGTTGGAAAATTATCAAATCCGTAAATATCCTGTAGCATCAACCATTCAAAAAGACCACCTGTATATACATATACATTGGCAAACCCTAACCCCACCAATTGATTGTATTTTTTGTATATTAATTCATCATTTGAATTTTTTCCGTATAGTATGATTCGAATGCCTTTGTTCCCTCCCAGGTACCTGTTAATCACACCTTCTTCTTGTTCTGGTTTAATCGTGTTATATATAAGGCAACCTTGTTCCGATACCGGGAGAGTATTGATAAGCAAATAAAGTTCCGGATTTTTATATACGGTTTGCATATCTTCGAAATTTATTTTTTGAATAGATTGGGAATTACCCATATTTTGTTTTGTTAATATTCAATAAAACAAAATATTTTAATATTGTTTTCAGTATAATAGAATATTGTGAATTTTAATTAAAATTTACTACGATTTCCACCTTTTCTTTTTTAATGCTCTTGGTAGCTGAGACAGATAACTCCTCGCGCTTCTTTCTCGTCTTGGTCGCACTATTTTCCACTGCGATTTCCTTTCTCTTCGATGTACTATTACGATTATTCATGTCCTTTTCAATGGTCTCATAATTTTCCTCGATATAATCAACCACCTTGTTTTCCAAGGTCCATTTAAAAAAGTTCAATTGACCGATGGTAGTTTCGATAAATGTTCCTTCTTCTTTGTATGGAATACTGATTCTGTCCCAGCGACAAAAAGGGTCAAAACGACGTTTGCTGTAAGCTTTTAGTTTTAACTTGTAATCAACATACACCTTAAATCGTCTGGTGATTCCATTGACATCCTCAAAAGAGTACAGTGTATAATATTTTTTCGCATAATTGGTAGCAAACCAGTCTACAATACGCAGTGATATTTTAGATTCTCCGGTAATGATTTTCAACATTTTATCTAAATTATTGTCCTTCTTGTAAAAATCCAGTAAATTGTTCAACAATAAATCATTTTGGGTTGTATAACTTGATGACATATTTATCTTTAGCTGGGTCTTTTTAAGTCGTTTCTTTTGTAGAATTATTTTCTTTTCCCTTGAGATATTTACCGGGAAAACCCTAGAATACAATAGGTAAATCGTCGCGAACAAAATGGGCGTCATAAGAGGTTTCACCAGAGCGCTCCCATTTGATTACCAACGGTATGATTTCGACACCTGCGTCCATTGCTACACGAATTGCCTCACGATATATAGGGTCAATAACAGACGGAGAGAATCTATTTACATCATGTCGTTGAATAACAAAACATAATATACAACGAATACGCGGGTCTTGGGTTTTTATCCAGGTGAGTTCTTGAACATGTTTTAATGCGCGAGGACTGATTGGGTCAGTGCTTTTTTTTCGGTAACCGTCGGGGAAATATGCGACTTTGGACGAAAACTCTCTTCCGGTAAAATCCAATAGTTTTCTATCTTTAGAACATACATCTTCATAATCAGCGAGGGGAACATTTTTAATTTCCATTATAAAAGGAATACCGTTCTGGTCTACTCCAGTAAAATCAAAACGTGAATCTACTTTTCCAGAAATACGCATTGTTACTTCTCTCTTGTACGACTTTATATTTTGTAGACGATGTATTACATTTTTTTCAAGAGCCTTTTCAACAAGGGTTTCCGCTAATTTTGGATTGATTCCAATAATAATTTCATGTTGTTGTTCTTGATATATGGAGAGATGTATTCGATGTGAACATTTTGGTTTTTCTGTTTTTTTATTTGTTTTATTTATTTGGGTACTTATTAAATCTTCGAGTAATACTTTAGCGGTTGCGTCGGCAAGACCACAGCATCCAAGGGATAAACTATGTGCGATAACTTGATTTTTATTTTGTAATATTACATCAGCAACATAGGGTGTTTTTATAATAGCTGACGGACGCTTCATAACAGTGCCCTGAAATAGATTGTTTAATTGATATAACATTTTATATTTTGTATACTATAATTTTGGTATACTTATTATCAATCAATTTTATTTTCATTTTATTTATTTTCATTTTATTTATTTTCATTTTATTTATATTTATATTTTTGATTTTTTAACTATTTATGGTGTAACATTTTTTATATATAATATATTTCGTGATGATAATATTATATAAAATATATAATTTATTAATAAATTAAATTAATTTACCAATTTTATTATATATTTTAAGTATATAATGAAACATAAGATTACTTTAAGACTTAGCAAAGTCGAATTTAAGGTAGAATATATTGTTTCGCAAGTGTGTGTTAGTGGTGTAATGAAATACAATTATAATGATCCATACACTAACATGATGGTTAATGGGTCGAAGGCATTGAATAACAGTAGTTTTATTCCACATCCATTTAACGAGGTTAATTATAATAATGTAATTGATGATTTAAAAACAAAGATACGAAAAAATTTAAAAAATATTATCATAACTGAATTGTCTAATAAATATAAAGACCAAACAATAAAAATGAAAGTATATGAGGACGAAGTAATAACAAGTGGTGAATATTATAACAATAATGATGATAATCATATTTTAAATAATGCGGAAACAATTATTAACAATTTAAATCACAATACAAATAATAATTTAACTAGTAGTGAAACTCATAAATCTTGTAATTGTAAAAAAAATGATTGTAATCTTTGTAATAGTTGTAGTTGTAAAAAACCCGAATGTAATATTTGTAATTGTAAAAAAGATGGTTGTTGTAAATATTTAACAAAAACACAACAACCGATTAGTTTTATAAATTTAAACGTAGGTGATGTTATTATTATTTGGGTAGAACCATGTTTGTCTTATACACCATTGAATACAGTAATTTGTATTGGTGAAACAAAAGTGAATTGTCATTATATTAATGGTGGATTTAAAGGTATCATTGATTCATATGATTGTAATAATGGAAAAATGTCAATAACAGTGACAAGTATTAATCCAAATTCAATATTAGGAAATGATTATTATATTGTTAATTTGTCTGGTTTAGATGGAATAATTGGCGTGGATGGTTTGACTGGTGCGACGGGTTCTACGGGTGCGACTGGTTCTACCGGACCTCGTGGTTATGGTGATACTGGTGCGACTGGTGCGACTGGTGCGACTGGCGCGACTGGTGAAACTGGTGCGACTGGTGCGACTGGTGAAACTGGTGCGACTGGTTCGACTGGTGAAACTGGTGCGACTGGTGCGACTGGCGCGACTGGTTCTACTGGTGCGACTGGTGGAACTGGTGCGACTGGTGCGACTGGTGAGACTGGTGCGACTGGTGCGACTGGTGAGACTGGTGCTACTGGTGCGACTGGTTCGACTGGTGCGACTGGTGCGACTGGTGAAACTGGTTCTACTGGTGCGACTGGTGCGACTGGTGTCACTGGTGAAACTGGTGTAACTGGTGCGACTGGTTCTACTG